GCTCTATATTTTGGCGTTGCTTTATAAAGAACAGTCATTCCAGAGGACCCAATATTTACACATAATTTTTTAATTTTATTTAAACGTGTTTTTATTTTACAATCACACAAATCTTTTTTTTTTTTTATTAAATATCCTATTCTTGTTTTATTATAATCATCTCCATATTTTTGTGAATGAGTCATAGTAGTTACTTTAACTAAATCACCCGTTTTTATATCATCAAAATCAGTTTTAATCCATTTTATTAAACTTCTTGTCTTTTTTGTTTTCATTTATATATATAATATAGATATAAACTTAATACACTCTCTGGGATATCTATTAAAATAAAAATTTTGATATTTGTTTATTAAATATTGCAATTGGTAAAAAAAATATTATAGATAAAAAACACCAAATTGCCGCTTTTTCACCTTCTCCAATATTATTAAAAAATATATAAATCTTGTACTCTAATAAATTTTTAAATATATTAAATTATAATATATGTCAATTAAATACATCGATAACTGCTAAATTCTTAGTTTATTTACGACCACGTCTTGTTTTTCTTTTTTTTCTTTTTGGTTTTCTTTTAGTTTGCATTTTATACTTCTGATTGTGATATATTACCATCATTTTGGTTTGATATTTCAAATGTCCTTATTGTATTATCTGTTGGATTTAATATATTATTATATGGCATGTTATTTATTGTTTCTTCGCTCAAAACATCTCTTTCAAGTAAACAACAACAACATTTAATTCTGCTACATCTAGATTTAATTATACACATACCACATCCTGTTATACCTCCTATTAATAAACCTACAATCATCAAAGAATTAGTTGTAAGAAAATTAGATACTACGCAATCCGGCATATCTGGCATAAGTATATTCTTATATATATATATAAAATATTATTTTATGTAATGCTTTAATATTTATAATATATAATGTCTATTCTAATTGGTAATCCATATGTAGATAAAAATTGCAATAAAAAAACTATAACATCTACTATTGTAAAAAAAAGAATATTAAATGACTTAAAAAAAATATTAAACAATTTAGGTATTAAAGTAATTAAAATTGAAAATAATAATTTATGTAATGTTTTATGGATAAGAGATTTATTTTTTAAAATAGACAATAAAACTTTTTTATGTAATAACACTTATTCAGATACGCTTAAAATTAACAGACAAAATGAAAAAAATTTGATTATTAAATATCTAAAAAATTATATTGAATTACCTGAAAATATTAAAATTGAAGGAGGTGATATTATACAAGATAAAAATAATATTTTTATTGGTATTAATGATAGAACTAATATTGCTGCCTATAATTATTTAAAAAAAACTTTTTCTCATAAAAATATCATAAAAATTAATCATAATAGTTTACATTTAGATTGTTGTCTAACTATAGTAGATAATATTATTTTTTATTCAAAAACTTATATAAAATCTTTACCTAATAATTTAAAAAAAAATTATACTATAGTAGTTATTGAAAATATTTTATGTAATTGTGAACCTAATCTTGCTACTAATATATTAATTATTAATAAAAATATTATTACTACTGATACACCAGAATTTAAACCTTTTAGAATTTTACTTACATTATTGGGTTATAAAGTATACACTATTAAATATAATAATTTGTTAGATGAAAGTGGAGGAATAAGATGTTTAACTCAATGGTTATAATTTTAATATTTATAAAAAATAAATATTAAAATTTTTATTTACGACCAAGTCTTGTTTTTCTTCTTTTTGATTTTCTTTTTTTTACTGTTTTTCCGCTACTGCTTTTTCTTTTTCTTGAACTTTTACTCAAACTTAACAATGCATTTGCTGCATTAACTTGTTCTAATTTACTTATAAATTGTTTTGGATTGTATCTAATTAATGTTGCAATATTATTTGAATTATTAGCTGCTCTCATATAATCATTGGGTTTAATAGTAGGCATAAATATAATATAATATTATATTTTAATTTTTGCTAAAAATTTTTTGTTTATTTACGATCACGCCTTATTTTTCTTCTTTTTGGTTTCTTTCTTTTTCTTTTTAGTTTTGTTTTTCCACTGCTTCTTAAATTACTACTACGATTAGGTAGTTGTCTCCTTCTAGTTAATAACTCTCTAAATCGAGGAACTTGATTATTTTCATGTAAATTTTCTATTCTATGTCCTCGTATCACTTGTTCAATTTGTTGATTTGGTTGTTGATTTGGTAGTTGATTTGGTAGTTGATTTGGTTCTTGTAAATCAATATTAGAATTATTAATTTTTACGACTATAGCAGGTTCTATTTTTTTAGAAAAAGATCCTGCCTTAGTTTTATATTTTTTTTTCTTGGTTCTGTGTTTTTTTCTACCAGTCATATAATATAAATAAATAAAAACTATAAATATTTTGTTAAATTATATTAATATGAATAAACCACTAGTAGGAATTTTAGCAACGCCTTATATAAATAAATGGATTAAGAGAGAGCAAGTATTTTTAACAAATTATTTTGTTAAATTTTTTAAAATTAATAATATAGATTTTATAGTAATTCCTTATAATCTCTCAAATATTAAATTAAAAACTTTAATAAAAAATGTAGATGGGTTACTATTCCCAGGTAGTCAAATTGGTAATTATTATTATACAAAAGAATTTAAAGAACATTATAAAAAACAAAAATTTATATTAAAATTAGCAAAGTTAATTAATAAAACGAAGAATATATTACCAATTCTCTCAATATGTCATGGATTTCAAAATTCGATGTTAATAGAGTCTAAAGAATCAATTGATAATTTATTTACAAATGTGCATGCTTATTATAATTATAAAAAAGAACCTATATTTACAACAAGTGGAGAAAAATTAAAAAAATTTTATAATAAATCTAACAAGTTAGTTCATAATAATAAATTAGGCATCTCTCCTAAAAGAATAAATAAAACAAAAAAAATATATTTATTAGCGAAAACTAAAGATAAAAATGGAAAAGAATTTATTGAAATTATAAAACATAAAAATTATCCATTTTATGGATTTCAAGGTCATGTAGAGAGAAGTAATCCAGAACTTTTATTACCATATGTGATAGATATTAAAAGATCTTTTAATAAAAGATGTATTAAATCAAATAAAAGTTGTAAATTAAAAAAAATAGTAAATGGAAAAACAATAAAATGTAAGGATTATGGTTTAGCAAAGAAAAATAATAATAGTAAATGTTATATCTATAATATTTAATTTTATTTTTTTTTAGTTTTTTTATAATTGTTTCTTTTAATTTGTTTAGTTTTAGAGAGATTAGATGGAATATATCTTAAGAAATATCTATCGTATTCTTTGTTGCCTGATTTTAAATTTTTTTGCCGAAGTTCTTTATATTTTTTAGCTTTATCAGATCTAATATCTTCTAATGTATGGTGTTTACCATAACAATTTATACTAAATCTTTTTAATAAGCCTTTTTGTTCTAATCTATTTCTAAGTTGAACTTTAAATAAATATTCAGACATACACAATAATCGATTAATATCATAATATGGTCTATTTATAAAAATAAAAATTAAATAAAAACTTAACATAGTATCAATAGTAGCAATTTTAAGTTTTTCTCCATTAATATAAATAACATTATAACTATGACATGAATTTGTATTATATACATAACATAAAACATCAATTTTGTTATTATTTTTGATCATAACTTCATAATGTTCAGATATTATATCATTTATTCCTGATTTTTTATTAATAATAATATTTTTAAAACCTTCATGAACAAGTTGTTCCTTAATTATATAAGCACTTGATTTAGCATCATCTGATAATATATCAAAATCAGGAATATTTGAAAGTTGCTTTCTTTCTCTTTTGGGCATATATTTACCATATAAACTAGCAGCATAACCACCAAAAAATATAAGTCCTTGATTAATAATTGATTTTCTAACTACTTTATAAATATCATAAGCGATCTCTTTAGAATCTTCATAATTTCTTAAAAAATCTATATTTTTACAATTATTTCCTTTTAATGGATAATTTTTATTTAATAATATTAATCTTTTTAAAACTTTTTCCCATCTACTTACATCACCCATAGGACGTGACAATTCTAAATACATAGACATTCTTAAATAATCAGGCGGACAATAAGAAATTCCATTAATTTTTATAGATTTTTTCATTAAATTATTAAATAAACTTTTGTCCAAAAATGTAATATCAGCTAGCGGAATAAAATTTACAAAAACTTTATATGTTCCATCATGAATACCAGCTTTAGCTTCTATTTCACTATATCCTTCTTTAAAAAATACATCTGCTAATTTTTTAGCACATTCAACAGGGTTTGGAGAGAAGAAATCATAATCGGGTATTTCAACATTTTTGTTATAAAATTTATCTTGTTCAGGTAAAATATTATTTATAGCAGTTCCACCATAACAAAGACATTTGTTAGTTCTTATAAAATTTTCTAAAATACTAATTAATGTTTTAATATTATCAGATTTTATCATTTTTTTACCTAAAACTATATTAGCATCATCAACAGCTTCACGTAAAATTTTTAATTCTTTATCTTGAAAAGATATATCTTTCATTATATATATATAAATAATTTATAATAACAATAATTATTTATATATAATTTTTTATTGTAGATTTACATCATCATTTGGATTATTACCTAATCCAAAAGTGCGGGTTTGTTCCGTATTTAATGATACACCTATGGCTGGTTCTTCTGCTGGTATAATATCTCTACGTAAATCATTTGGTTTTAATACAAAAGAATGTCCACCATAATCAGTAAACATTTTATAATATCCTACTAAATTATTATCAATATTTTGAAATTTCATAGCTACAAATTGACAACCATTATTTAAAGGTAATAGTGGATCATAATTTTCTAAACTATTATTTATATTAGGTAAAACAATCATTAAATTTCTATGTGAATCATCTATCATCAATGGATTATTTCTACCAGCTGCTACAACTTGTTCATATCTTAACAATTTTAATGAATTTGATCCAGAACGTATGTGGACATATTTTGCCAATTTACTATTATCTAAAATTGGAACATGTAATGTATGTACCATAATAATAAATCTTCTACTAAATTTAGCATCACCTATGTGTTCTTGTAAAAATGTATTTTGATCTGTGTTTTTGTAATTATATAATTTAATATCAACAAGATTATCCAATTCTGACATACCGCTATTATTAATTAAATATTGTTCAATATATTCTCCAAATTTGTCATATATTATTTTATTTTCACTCATTATTCTAAAATGTAAAAACATAGGATCATTAGCACAAGATGTATAAGTTTGATCAAAACTTTTATTCTTTAATATATTAAATAATTCAGTTAATTTTATATAATTATATGTTTCTTTAATAGAATTATTATTAGCAGTTGATGATGCCACGATTGGTTCACCATTATAAGAGTAAATTTCAAAATCTAAACATCTAGCACCTACTTCAATACATTTTTCTAAAGCACATATATTTACAAAATTATTTTTATATCCATCACCACAGCATGCATTATATGCAGTTTTAATATAATAATTTTTCATTAAACATTTGTTTGTATTATCAAAGTAATTTTTTGGACTAGTAACTTGTACACTTTTAATTTGTTTTAAATTTGTAAAAAAAGAAGTAGTTTTATGACGACTATTAGCTAAATATATAGTATTTAATTTTTTACATGCTGCATCTTTTTTACTTAAAGTATGAAAAATCCAAGTAATTAGTAAAAAAATAATAAATGCTACGATAACTATTGATAGTATAAAATATATATAAGATTTATCACCATCTAAAGTTAAAAATTCTGATAATTGTTTTTTTCCATCACTAACTAACCCTTTTATATCACTTGTAATAGTAGAACTCATTTAATTATATTATTGTAATATAAAAAACACTTAATAAATTTTATAATAAATATAATTAATATTATAATTAATAATATATAATGGCCGGCGGACTATTAAATTTAATAGCAGTTGGAAATCAAAATATAATTTTAAATGGAAATCCAACTAAAAGTTTTTTTAAAACAAAATATGTAAAATATACAAATTTTGGATTACAAAAATATAGAGTAGATCAACAAGGACAAACTAATATTCATTTGACACAAAAAAGTAATATTTCTTTTAAAATTCCTAGATACGGAGACTTATTAATGGATACTTATTTAGTAATTACATTACCTAATATTTGGAGTCCTATTTATAAATATTCTTCTACTGAATATAGACCTTATGAATTTCAATGGATAAAAGATATTGGTAGTCAAATTATTGATGAAGTAATATTTACAATAGGAGGACGTATTATTCAAAAATTTTCAGGCACATATTTACAAAATATAGTTGAACGTGATTTTGATAGCAATAAAAAAGAATTATACAACATTATGACAGGTAATATAAGAGAATTAAATAATCCAGCAAATTATTCAAATAGAAATAATAATTATCCAAATGCATATAAATTATATGATGCTAGTACAAATGGTATAGAACCTTCTATTCGTAGTCACGATTTATATATACCATTAAATACATGGTTTACTTTATTATCAAATATGGCATTACCATTAATTTGTTTACAATATGCCGAATTAGAAATTAATTTTACTTTAAGACCTATACAGGATTTATTTACTATAAAAGATATTATAGATGATACTTTATATAATAGTTATGATGAAATACCTAGAATACAAGCAGAACAAAATAAAGATACTCGTTATGGATTTTATAGATTTATTCAAGAACCTCCATATAGAGACATATCATCTGATACAATTTATTTAGATCAAAGAACCAATATAAATAGTGATATACATTTAATGACTACTCAATGTTTTTTAGATAATCAAGAAAGAAGTTTATTTGCTAATAATAGTCAAGATTATTTAATAAAAGAAGTATATGAATATAATTTTGAGAGAGTTAATAAATCAAATAAAGTAAGTTTAGAATCAAATGGATTAGTGTCAAATTGGATGTGGTTTAGTCAGAGAGATGATGTATATAAAAGAAATGAATGGTCTAATTATACAAATTGGCCATATGAAAATATAATTCCTAATAATCTTGAAAAATTAACAGAAATAAAGTTTGATTCCGAAAAATTAAAAGAAATAAATTTTGATGCCTCTTTTATATACTATAAAATAAATGATATATATCAAATAAATGATACATCCAAAAATATTTATATCACTGGATATGAATCTACTATATATCAGCAAAGTAATCAAAAAGACATAATAAAAAATTTTGCAATTGTAGTTGATGGAAAATATAGAGAGAATTCATTACCAGCTGGAATATATGATAAATTAGAAAAATATACAAAAACAAAAGGTAATTCAAAACCTGGATTGTATCATTATAATTTTTCCTTAACTACTGATCCCCATAAATATCAACCTACCGGGGCATTTAATACTAATAAATTTAAAAACATAGAATTTGAATTTAATAATCATCAAAATCCTCCAATTGATCCTTCCAATGTTAATTTTACAACAATTTGTGATCCTTTAACTGGTGATGTTATTGCTACATCTAAAGAACCAACTAGTATTTATAAATATAATTATAATTTAACTGTTATGGAAGAGAGATTTAATATTTTGCGATTTCAATCTGGAACTGCGGATTTACTATATAGTAGGTAAATCTAGTTAATTACAAACATAAAATATAAAAATATAAAAACATATTTATATATTTTAGTTTTTGAATATAATTAATTAAATTTTTTATATTTTTATATTCTTATATTCTTATATTCTTATATTCTTATATTATAAATATGGCGCGAAGTTCTCGAGGTGGATATATGTCAGGTGGAACAAGAAACATTTTAAATAGTGATAATAATAATATTTTTTCAATTTTATTAAATAGTTTAACTTTTGGTATATTTGATATTCATCAATGTAATTCAGAAGATAATAGTTGGTATTGTAAATTTTCACGATTTTTTGGTGCTTTAATGAAAATAATAATTATATTATTTATATTTTATGCATTATATATATTGATTTTTAAAACAAATATATTTAGTTCTAAAAAATATAGGAAAAAATAAAATTATTTATAATTTTGTTTTTGGAACTTTTCTTGTTCCATAACCAAATTTCTTTCTAGCATTTTTTGCTAATCTTAATGCTTTAGAATTTTTTGAACATCCATCATTTAATATATTAAAATCAACTGCTGCTGCTTTACCTCCTGTAATAGAACTACCTAATCTAGCATACCCCCATGAATGAGCACTTTGATTTGGTCTTGAACCAGATGAATAATAAGCACCTTGTCCTTTTTTTATTATAGCATTAAGAGATTTTGAAGAACATCCTGTTTTTTTAACTAATTCTTTATTTATTGCTAAATTCTTTAATTTATATATTCTCTCTGCATTTAAAATATGTTGTGATTTTTTTGATTTAAATGATTTAACTTTCTTTCTTATCACATATTTTCCTTTTTTATAACCTTTTCTTGATTTTTTTAATTCTTTTTTTAGTATTTCTCTATCTTTTTTAGTTAATCTTTTTGGTAAATATTTAATTGGAACATTCATTATTAATATAATAAAATATTTATTTATATTAATGAAAGAAACTATTATCAAATTTGAAAAAGGTCCTAAAATGAAAAAATATACTGCTTATATTAAAAATAAAAAAACTAAAAAAGTAAGAAAAATACATTTTGGAGCATCAGATTATCCTCAATATAAAGATAGAACCCCCTTAAAATTATATTCTCATAAAAATCATAATACAAGAAAAAGAATGCAGCGTTATTTTGCTAGACATTCAGGAACAAAAAAAAGAGGTCATGCAATTAAATTAGAGAAAAAAAAATCTAAAGGATATTATAATGCAAAAATTTTAAGTCATGTTTATTTATGGTAAATTAACATATATTTTTTCTATTTCCCAAATTATATATATGGCTTTTTCTTAATTAATAATTAGTGTTTTTGTAATTTTTTCTTTGTTTTTTCATTTCTTTTTTCATTTCTTTTTCGTTCATAACATTCTTTTCTATATTTTTTTTTATACTTTTTACATGGAATTCTATCTAAATCATTTTCTATTTTCTTTAATTTTTTATTTAATTCTCTGTTATCTTCTTTTATTATTTTATCTAAATTATGAAATATTATTTGTGTTTTTATAATACTTTCAATGGGATTAAAAAATGTTAATAATTTCCTTGTAAAATTATTTCTGCCTTTTATATTTCTTCTTTTAGTTTTTACCATTTTTATATTATCTAAATATTTATGTATTAATTTAAAAATATGATTTTAATATATTTTAATCTATATGGAAAATTTAATTAAAGCATCATCAGTATTGTATGATAAAGAAATATGCGATACTATGAATAAATTAAAACTTGATGAAAAAATAATAATGAAAAACAAACGTCCACAAGTAGTATTTAAAAATGAAGATGAACATTATGAAAAACAAAAAAAAAGTTTAAAAATTTTAAGAGATGGTATTGAATACAATATAAATAAATTTATCAGACCTTTTGTTAATAGGTGGCATATTAGAGAATCCGGTGGTTCTGGCTGCAGTATATATGATTGTTTTTATCAATCTATTTATAATTGCTTATTTAATATGTTTGATACTGAAACATATTGTAAATATCAAGCAGAAAAAATTTCATATGAAATAGATGATGCAATTGATATTTTATATAATAGTGGGATTTTAGATATATCATATGAATCTAAATCTAAAGAAAAACTAATAGAATTAATATATGATTTAATTAATATACGTTTAACTAATGACTATGACGAAGGATTGTTAGATATAGATCATATGTATTTTGTATGTAGTAATTGTAATAAAAATACTATTTGGAATAGTATTGAAACTAAATTTACTAATAAAATTATTTGTTCTATATGTAAACCAAAAATATATTGATTTATGTGTTAAATTTAAATTAATTTAAAAATTTAAATTTAATAATATATAATAATCAATTGTTACTTATACCGGCATCTCATTCTCGCACCGTATCGGATCTTTCCAGCAAGTCAACTACTTCTTCATACAGATTATCTAAATATTCATTACAAATATTCACATTGTATAATGCTGTTTTTGTCTGCCCCTTGGCTACACTCAACGCTTTCTGCTCTTTGTCATTTATGCCTTCCGTATTTAACTTTAACCAATTTTTTACATCTGTAAAAGCATTAGGCATGGATAAATTAGTATCCAACATTTTTTGGTGCCATTTATCTGCCGCCGCCATCGCCTCCTCCGGCTCTTTCGCCAGCCCAGTTTCAATCACATTTTGCAACAATTTTTTCATGGAGGAATCAGAGTCGATGTAGGTTTTAAGTAATTCATTCCACTTTGCCTCGGCATTTCTCAGATGTTGTCTCACTTCGTCTTTTTCTTGCGTCAACTTACTAAGTATAATATCTAAGTTATTCATATCCTCCGCCACCCCCGCCATGAGCTCCTTCGCCGGATTCAATGCATTATTCAGATCTCCCACAAGTTGAATATTTTTATTATGTTGGTCATTTACTTTATTATGCTGGTCATTTACACCACCACTATAAATTTTATTAAATTTAAGTTTGTTTTTATTATATTTTTTTCTTAATTTAGTAGTTATTTTTTTTCTTGATTTTTTTATTGGTTTTTTTCTTGATTTTTTTATTGGTTTTTTTCTTGGTTTTGTAGTAAATTTTTTACTATATCTTTTATTAAGAATTTTCTTATTTTTTCTAGATAAATTCATATATATATTATATTATTATTTTTTATTTTTTATTTTTTATTTTTTATTTTTATCTAAATAAATTCATATTTTATTTTTTTTATTATATATTAAAATTAATTTAAAAATTTAAATTAAATATAAATAATCTAATGTCACTTATTGAAGTTCTACCAAATTATGAACCAAAAATAGATGAAACTAATACAGAAAAGATAGATTTAAATATTAGAGATTTACAAAATAAATTTCCTCTAGGTTGTATTTGTTGTGGAAATACATTTTATCCTAAAAGATATTCAGGTATGATTGCAAGTCATTTTAATACAGCAAAGCACAAGAAAAGATGTCTTTATCCAGCAAATAAATTATATAAAGAAGAATTTGGTTCTTCAAATAATTTAAATGATGCATTTGAAAATAAATGTAAAGAATTGAGAGAAATTAAAAAGTTAAATTATGAATACAAAGACGAATTAGATAAAATTAAAAAAAAATATGAAATTTTAGAAAAATTAAATATAGAATTGCAAAATAAGACAATAAAACAATCGCCAAATGTAATATGTGGTGATTTAATAAATTTTGATTAAAATTTGGGTTTATTTTTTTTTGTTTTATTATGTTTCATATTATCTAAAATACAAGAAATTCTGTTGGTAACTTCTTCAGAGGTTTGTAATGCACCTTCACACCAAGCTTGATAATTTGAATAATTCTCTCCACATATATAAAAATTTGGCATTAAATTTATTATTTTTTGAGAGATATACTTACTATCTACATTTGTTTTCCATGCAGCAACACCCATAGACCAATAATATAATTTAACATATATACTTTGTGGCACAACAATATTAAAAACACTGAATATGTTATTTAACTTTTGATTTAATTTACTTTTAAAATTCTTTTTACTTTTATTGTATAAATTAAGCCAATAATTTTGATTAGTAGAGAGATTTTCATTATATGAAGACATAATTAATCCTGATTTAGGGTCAATGGGAATTATAAATTGTAATTCATCATTAGTAGATAGTTTTGGTAAATCTTTAAACCATGCATCTGTAGTTTTAGTATCATATATTTCAAAAATACGCATTTTAGATATTTCATTAATAGTATTTAATTCTCTCATATATGGGGAGAGAATATCAAATTTAATTAAATCTTTTCTGGGTAAAGCACATATAACAAATTTAGAATATACACTATGTGTAGAGTTTATAGTATTATATTTAATATTATATAGATTTCTCTCCACATCATAATTAATTTTTTTAACATTCATATTTTTTTTAAAAACATAATTTTTAGTAGTTTTAATTTTATCTAACATTCCATCAATCATAATATGTAATCCATTTTTTAAAACAAAAAATTTGCTATATTTATTATAATCGTGTTTAAAATAATATACGGCATCATCTGCATTAAAATATTTTAATTTGCATTTATATTCAAATGTATTTTCTATATTTTTACACATTTTTCTTGAAAAAAACTTCGAAAATAATTGATTTAAATTTAATTTTTTTAATAAACTATGACTAAGATTAGCAATTTTAGAGCTATTAAAAAATTGAAATAATAAATCACTAATTAATTGTTTTTCTTTAGATTTATTAATTACATTACTTGTTTTTTTGTTATATTCAATATAATTTTTGGTGTTTGTTATAGGAATAATTTCATGTTTTAACTTTAAATCATCTAATAAATTCATAATTTTTTTATGATGAAATGCTAATCTTCCAGCACCTAAATCCATTTTATAGGTTTGTCCATTAATTTTTTCAAAATATGTATATATTCTACCACCAAATCTATTGTTTTTTTCTAATAGTAAAACTTTTAATTTTGGATATTTTTTTTTTAAATTATACATAGTATATATTCCACTAATTCCTCCGCCAATTATTATTATATCATAATTTGTCATAACATATATATTATTTAAAGATTTAAATAATATATTAATTTTTATTTTGTTTGTTATAATCTCTCATACCATCTTCATATAGACTAACATTTACAAATCCTTTTTTCATTAATTCTTCGGCGCCATTTTTAGAAGCACTACATTTATTATGAGCACAATAACATATTATTGGAATTTCATAATATTGTAATTTCTTATTTAATAATTTTTTAACTTTTGGATAATGTAAATCAATAATTGAATTAAACCATGTATTCAATTCATTAATAGACATTTTTTTTATTTGTGAGACAGGTAAATTAAAAGTGTTAGGAATGTGATCTTTTGCATAATATTCACTAGGTAAAACATTTAAAATAATAGCTTCCTTAGAATTTAATTTTTGTAATAATTGTTTATAATCATAATTATTATGAATTAATTTTGTAAAAATTTTAAAAATCCATGCATCATTATTGTTATCAGAAATAACATAATGAATATGTTTAAAAAAAGAAGTGTAGGTTTTTTCATTTTTAATAATAGTTTTATAGTTTTGAGGAACTAAAAATTTAATTTTAGCGTATCCATTTTCATCAATAGTTGCAACTCCACTATTTGAAAAATTTCCATATGCTTCTTTAGCACCATTAATTGTTAATTTATTACTAGGTTTTGCAGCCCAATATAAAATTTTTCTATTACTAAATCTTACTCCAATATGTATTTTAATAACTTTATTGTAATTTTTTGGTTGTCTATTATTAAAATTTTTCGAATTTTTTTCTACAAATTCTTTAACATAATCAATTTTATTTAACCATTTTGGTTTTCTTTTATTACTAGATCTCAAAGTTTTATTAAAATTAAATTTTAAACAACTAGCACATAATTTCCTTGTTTTATTTAACATTATATATATGTAGTTATAAAAAGTTGATTAAAAATTTAGAAAATTCATGGTCACTAGGATAATGTAAACCAGCATAAATTCGTGCTTGTCCACATTTTTCAGCTAATTCAAATAATATTTCTCTCTTTTCAGGATATTTTATACTTAATTTTTTTGCTAAATAAAATGCTTGGCATGTATGTCCAGATGGAAATGCGGGTGTATTTGCTGAGATTGATTCAAAAACACTAATATTAGTATTAATTTGTTTGGGTCTTGCTCTATTAAATAAATTTTTAAAAAATGTAATAAATGGAACAATATGTTCTTCCATTTCACTTAATTGTTCTCTTGATTCGATTACAATATCTTGAAAAGCATAGGAAACACTTTTGTCTGTTAATTTAATAAAATTATTCATCATTTGATTTTTTTCTTTTACATATTTTTCAACAATTTTAACTTCATTAAAATTATTAGGATAAATATTAATAGTAGGATAAAATTGATAATATCTCTCTATTGTATATCCATTTACACAATAAATTATTATAATTAAAATAAACAATAAACATAATTTATATTTAAAAATATTATTATTGTTATATTTTTTTTTCATTTATATATATTATTATATATAAATGTCTGACAATATAAAAAAATTAAAAGAAATGCTATTAAAACACTTAGAAGAAAAGAATAATGAAGTAAGGCAGGTAGATAGATTAATTTTAGGAGCAAAACAAAATAAAGCAGCAGACACAATAAAATCAGCAATAAAAAGTTTGGCATTAAAAAAAAAAGAAGGTAAATCATTAGCAGCGACAATTATAAGTAAAAACTACAGAAAAAAAATGGCCATTGATGAAAAATATAAAAGTTTAGGAGATTATATGTGCACTGGTTTAGGTGTAAAAGCAAATTATAGAATAAAAATATTAGAAGAATTAAGACTAAGGGGAACACCAAATGTTATAAAAAATTTGTATTTATATTATTGTAAATTTGGAGCAAAGTCATTAGGATATGAAAAAGGAGTTCTTGTTAAAAAAATATTAAATTCTATATTTGTAAATACAGGATTTAAAAGTACCAATTTTACTACTATTCATTTTAAATTATGTAAATTTCTTAAAGGAGTTTATGCAGATCAATATATGAATATATTAGATAGAAAACAAACTTTAAGATCTGAAAAGAAAAAAGGAACTTATGACACTATGGAATTTGAAAATACAAAATTAGAAAATTGTTTATTTGAAGAATGTGATTTTTTTGGTGTAAAATTTATAAATTTAAATGTAGGTTCACTAATTCAACCAAATCAAGTTCATGGATTTGATAGAAGTCTTGGAGCAACAAGATTTTATAAGTGTAATTTTAAATTTAATACACAATTTAGATATCCAAATAATACAATATCACCAAGGTTAGGATTAGTTGATACAAAATATAATATGAAGTTCAGTTGCGTAGATGAAATAGTAGGAAGAGCATCTAGAAATAAAGATGTATTAAATATTAAAAGAATAGATGTCATAAATTCTCCATATCTAATTTATGAAGATTGTAAGTTTGATGATTTTATGTTTAGCGCTCCAGCTAATACAAAAACAAATCCAACATTATTTATAAATTGTCAACTAAAACACAATATCTATAAAATACATAATAACAGTGGATTTGTAGGAATAGATCTCTATGAAGTAAAATTTGTTAATTGCAAATTAGAAAATATACATTTTTCGTCAACACATTTTTCTAAATCTATGTTTGAAAATTGTGAATTAATTAATTGTAAATTTGAAAATTGTATGTTAGCAGGTAGATGTTGTATAATTAAGAATTCAAAATTAATACAAACAGATTTTGTAAAATGTTATTTTACAACACCATCACATAGTGAATTTAATTTATTAATCACAAATGACTGTAAATTGAATGATGTTAAATTTATATATTGTAATCTACTAAATTTTGTATTTAATTATGAAGCAGCATTTGGAGATAACACTATATTAGATATGAGAAACTGTCATTTTATATGTAATGATTTATTAGGAACAAATTTTGATTATTGTAATTTAGAACGAGGAGATTTTGCAGCAAGAGTTAATTGTATAGAACAAATAAATTGGTTAGGAAGAGGATTTGCACTAACAGATCCGTCATGTATAATATCAAAAGATCCAAAAAAAATAGACATGAAAGAAATAAATGTTAATGTAGGAGATTTATTACATAATAAGTTTGTAAATGATTCATATACAAGGGAAAGTTTACGATTAGGAAATGGACACAAAGATGTATATGAATTAAAACATAGAGATTATATAAATACAGGTTTTACAAATGCAGAGGAATTTATAAAATCAAAAAATATCAGAGCATGGGATTATATTACAACTCATGATAATAGAATATTATATTTTATTCCGCCAACATCATTTAATGAAGCAAATTTAAAAACTTGTAGATTTCAAGGACTAGATGGTTTTGAATCATTTGATTTTACAAAAATTGCAAAAGATAGTTCAGGAAGACCAACATTAAATGCAGCAAATTTTACTAATGTAGATTTAACAAATGCAGATATGACAAATTGTAATTTAATAGGAACTGTTTTTCAGGTAGCAAAAATAACAGGAGTAAATTTTAGAAATTCAGTAACAAATGAAAATACTGATTTTGAAAATACAATTGATATAGGATTAGCATTAAATACTGATCATATAAATTTTGGTGAATTACAAAATAATGCAAATGAAACACATTCTAGAGCACAATTTATAATAAATAATAGAGAAAAATACAAAGCATTTTATAATTTATGCACAAATGAAAAAAATATTAACGATATTATGTATCATCCTGCAATAGAAATGTATACACAGTTTATAGAAGAAATAAAAACAAAAGGAGATTTACCATCAAATTTAAAAAAAAATGTAAAATTAACATTTGATAAATTTATTATTATTATAATAACACAAAAAATACAATATAGTAAAGAGCAATTAAGAAAATTAAAAATAGATTTTGAAAGTATAATAACAGATGATTTTATAAATATATTAACGAGTCAAAAAAATCCATTGCGAAATGGAACACCTGGAAAATGGTGTTGGTTAGAGTTAGTATTAGATTCATTATTATTTTTATTTGATTGTCCAGCAAGTTATATTTATAATTTTTTTGAATTTTATTTTTATGATATATTTAATGCGCATGGCGCAGGAGGAAGAAGTTGTACATTAGGCATGGTAGAAAGATTTGTAACAATTCATTCGCAAGTAGCAGAAAAATTTATTATGACTATGGATGTTGAACCAACCCCATCAATAGTAGATACATTAAAACATTATAATGAAGGAAATGTTGACGCAGTAGATGATGAAATAACAAGGGACTATATAATAGGATTTAATGATCCTAGTAAACTAACACCTCCAAATTCATGTAAAGGAAGACTTCATAAATTTGCATTAAATAAATTTTTAAATTTATTAAAACCAAATTCAACATTACCAGAAGAAGCTGAAGAAGATTATGGATTTAATTTTGATTATACAATTAAATCAGAATGGAGAGAAGAATTTCAAGAAGCGGCAAAAGTAGAAGTAAATAAATCGAAGGTGGTAAATTTAGACCAACTATGTGAATTTTTTGTAATATGGATGTCGGAGAAAATATTAAAAGAAAATGGATATTCAACTACTATAGTAAATGAAATAGCTAAGAAAGGTGGAAAAAGAGCAGAAAATTTTGATAAAAAAGAGAAAGAATTAGAGAATTTTTTGGAAAAAGAAGAAATACCAAATTTAAAATTAGCAATAATAATGATGACATCAGAAGAAGTAACACATGAAGAATTAATAGAATATTTTGAAGGTGGAGGAAAAAGAAGAAAAAGAACAGCGAAAAAAGCGCGGGGTTTATCACAAAATGTAAAATCATTTTCATTAAGTAAAACAAAATCAATGTCATCTAGAAAAATTAAATCAGCACCAGCAAAATTAAGTTTAAGTAAATTAGATAAATTAGATAGAGTTATAGTTCAAAAATTTGTAAAATTACCAAAAGAAAAATTAAGTAAAATATTTAGTGAAGTATGTGAGCCAGCAGTTAAATTTTTCCCTAAAAAAATGTCTATAGAAGACCAAGAATACAGAAATATTTTAGAAAATAAAGTAAAAACAATGAAAATTAATAATTTATTATTAATAGAAGACAATAAGGCAATAGATAAATATGAAAAAAATATGAAAAAACAATTTTCTAATGTATCAAAATCACCAAAAAAAACAGGCTCACCTAGAAAATCAATAACTATTACTAGTAGACGTAATAGAAAAGTTAGACGTTCAAGTAAAAGAAGTTCATTAAGAACAATAACAGTAAGTAAAAAAAGAAGTTCAAAATAATTAAATACTTTTAAATATATTATAAAAAGTATTTAAATAAGTTTTTAAGGTTTAAATTCAGTATAATAAGAAGCAGGACCACAATATTTGAATGTATCATCATTAGTTACACTTGGTTCACATTCAAAATTAGTATTAATAGAAGCATCATATACAAAGAAAGTGCTAGGTTTAGTAGATAATGAATCATTATCAAATTGAAGAGTTTGAGGAACAACATGAGTTCCAGCTCTAATTAAGGCGTCAAATTGTTTTTGATAAAAATGATTAATAGAATTAAGATAACTATTAATAACACTTGCAGAAACATTATTTGATTCTTGAATAGAGGGAAGATTTTTAAGTTCCATTTCAAAATCTTCAGCAGATGGATATGGTCGTTGCGTAGTATCTTGCATAGTTTTATAAGATGCACTATCATCAACATCAAAATAATTTTCCTCATTAAATTGATTTAAATCAGATTTAGAAAAACTAATATCTTCAAAAGTTTTAACCTTTTCTTTATTTCCAAAACAATTAAAAAATTCATTTTCTTGTAAAATATAACTTTCACCTAATGATGTACCAGTATTATCAAGTAAGTTATATTGAAATCTTTCATTTGAAATAGTAGATAAAAAGTAATTATTTGCTAAATTATTTTGAATTTGTTGTTTTCTATTTAAATCATCAGGATTTGTTAAATCCAAACGTTTTAATTCATCGTTTAATAAAGTTACTTCTTGATTTCGTTTAATTTCACCGCCAGTATTAACCAATTTAATTTCTAAAATATTTTGATAATCAATAATTTCTTGAATAGTTAAGTTTGGATCTTCAAGAATAAGTCCACTAAATGTTACTTGTTTATTTAAATAAAGTCCAGATAAATCGGTTTGATTACATAATGCTCTTAATTTTAAATAATCATTATCTGCTTTATTAGCAATATTAATAAGATTATTGCTATTATTTATTCTTGAGCAAATATTTTTAACATGTTTTAATTGTGGTAACATATTTATATTGGTAGTATTATTATTATAAAATGTATCATCCTTACAACATTGAACGTTATTTTTAATTCCAGATTGTATATCTTCATTTGATAATTCTAGTCGTTTTGATTGAGACATAATATTATTTAAATTACCACAATTAGGAGTCCAAGGACAAAATACATAACTAGTATCAATTACATCAAAATCTATATTTTGAATATTTTCACCAAAATCTGCATAACTTAAATCTTTTATTTGTATACAATTACCTGCACTAGGTTTAATTTCACATTTAGAGCAATCAATATTATTTAAACCTTCTTGAATTGGAAATTGACAAAAATATAAAATACATAAACAAGATAATATAATTAATACTAATATGATAAATTTAACTGTATTATTTAATTTCATAATATTATATTATAGTTATAAAATAATATTATTTATTTTCCATTTACTAAATTACTATTGTATTGATTATTTACTAAGATAAATTTACAATTAGAAGCTAATAGTTCAATAGATAATGAATTAGTATATGTGCAAGTGCTTCTTAATCCACCTAAATAATTTTTTACAGTATTATCTAACATTCCTTTGTATTTTACTTTAATTTCTCTACCTTCAGAAGAGCGATAATTAGTATTATTGTTACCGGCATAATTATTTTTCATAGCATAAGATGAACTCATACCATAAAAAAACTTATAATGTTCACCATTTTCTTCTATAACTTCTCCTGGATTTTCATAATGTCCTGCAAATTCACCACCCATCATTACAAAATCAGCACCCGCACCAAAAGATTTAGCCATATCACCAGGACAAGTAATTCCTCCATCACTAATAATATATTTATTATTTTTTTTAGATTCACTACATTTTAATGTACATGAAAATTGCGGCATTCCAATACCTGTTTGAATTCTAGTAGTACATGCACTACCACCACCAATACCTACTTTTACAATATCAACTCCACATTCTAGTAAATCATCAACTCCTTGTTTGGTGGATACATTTCCAGCAATAATAATTTTATCACTATATTTTTCTCTAACTTTTTTACAAAAAGATTTAAATTTATCAATATAACCATTTGCAATATCAATAACAATCCATTTACAAGAAAAATTATCTATAATATTAACTAGATTTTTAAAATCATTATCACCAATTCCAGTTGAAATAGCAAAATACTCCGGATCTAATTGATCATTTGGATTATTAGTATTATATTCAATTAAATCTTCTAATTGAATAAATTTATGAAGTGCTGTAATAATTTTATGTTTAACAAGAGTTTTATAAACACCTAGAGTACCAACTGTTGTCATATTTGCGGCAATAATGGGAACTCCAGTCCATATTAAACCATTATTAAATTTGAACGTTCTATTTAAATCTACTTGATTTCTACTATTAATAGAAGAAGGTTTTGGTAGAATTAATATATCTTTATAATCATAATATTTTTCTAATGAATCAAACTTATTCATAGTATAATTAAATTTAGAATAAATTTTTAAATTCTTTTATTTTATTATAAATACATATATTAATATAATGGCTAGACAATTATATAAAGAAGATATTGATAAATATAAAGATTCTACATTTTGTGTTCCAAGAAGTGCACGTCAATATATAGATGTAAATACTAATACTATTGATATTGTAAAATGGAGTGAAGAAAATCCAGACAGTTTTAATGAATGGAATGAGAAAGCAATTAAATGTAGCGAAGAGTTTTATAATGGAGATAGAGAAGGATGTTGTTATAATGAAAATGAAAATACAGAGTGTCTAACAAAAGATAATTCAACAGGTTTAAAATTTTTAGATTCTAATACTGGCAAAATAGGAAATTTTTGTCATAAAGAAGAAGTTCAAACTTTATATAATACCTTATTTGATGATCCAAATAAAATTACAAAATTTTTTAAATTAATAGTTGTTTCAATATTGTCATTATTAATAACGGCTATAATTGGTACTTGTTATGAATTTTGGTTACGTTATGGTAATTCAATAGAATGTATATATTATAAAAGTAAATGTGCAAATATTGGAAAATCAGATAAAATTAGTATTGTTGATTATATGTTTCCAAATAATATTTGTTATTATCCATATCAGTCTTGCAGTCAAAGTAAAACTATTCAAACTGGTGGTAATAAAAGTGAAGGAATAATTAGTAATTTTGCTTCATATGAACATGCCGGGGCAAAATGCATAACATTATCATATGATACTTCAATATATGGTGAAAAACCTATACCATATAACATAGCTGATTATGCAGAAAATAATATTAAAAGTGAATTTGTATTAATATTAGCAAAAACAATAAGTTTCTTTTTCTTATTTCCAATATTATCAGCGAGAATTGTATTAAATGCAATTTTTAGTAAATTATCATTGAGTTATCAAAAAATAATTAAATTTAATCCATTTTTAAGCAATATGGTGTTTATATTTTTAACTGGGTTGATATGGCCTATTTTTACATTTTTAACCAAATCAAATACTTTCTTATTTGGTCCTGGATTTATTCTAGGTGGAGTGATTGGATTAGCAAGTACTATTGCAATGTTTGGTTTTATAATAACTCCATTAGCAACAATTTTCCCTAGAAAATTCTATGGACCGATATTAGATAGATGTAATATACCAACAAATTATTATAGAATATTTAGACCAGAATTATTTTATTCATTAAAAGATATGAAATTAAATGCAAAAGTATTAAATATACTAAGAAATATATTTTTATTTTTCCCATTAATATTTTTAACAATATTTCATATGATTATTGGTTTCTCTATGGTAATAATTGCAATGATATATCTAATTATAAGTATAACATTTAATTTTATTTATATACCATTAAGCAATCCATTAGAATGTTTCAGTATATTAAAGAGTCATGCAGATTTATTAACAATATTATTTTGTATAGGAGTAATTGGTTCAGCCGCAAATTCATTAAGTCCTATAACAACCGGTGTAATGTCTATGATTTTAGTTATAATTATAGTTTATAAAGCTTTTAAAGGAATGAAAACTAGTATTTAATTATATTTATAAAAAATTATATAAATATAATTATTGTTAAAAATATATTATGGGAAAAAATAAAAAAACCAAAGATAAAAGTGAGTTACCTTTTATTAGTGTTTGTACACCAACATTTAATAGACGTCCATTTTGGAATATGTGTATTAAGAATTTTATGAATCAAGATTATCCACTAGATAAAATGGAATGGATTATTATTGATGATGGAACAGATCCAATTGAGGATATGGTAATAAATATTCCCCAAGTAAAATACTTTAAATATGATACAAAGATGCCGTTAGGTAAAAAAAGAAATATTATGCATGATAAATCATCAGGAGATATTATAGTATATATGGATGATGATGATTATTATCCGAGAGAAAGAGTTTCACATGCAGTAAATATGTTAGTGAGTCATCCAAATGCGTTATGTGCTGGAGCAAGTGAAATTTATATATGGTTTAAACATATTCAAAAAATGTGGCAATTTGGCCCATATAGTGCTAATCATGCAACTGCTGGAACATTTGCATTTAAAAGAGAATTATTAAAAGATCATCGTTATGAAGAACATGCAGCATTAGCAGAAGAGAAAGCATTTTTAAAGAATTATACAGTTCCATTTGTCCAATTAGAACCAAAAAAAACTATTTTAGTATTTTCACATATACATAATACATTTGATAAAAAAAAATTATTAGAAAATGGACAAAATCAATTTCAAAAAGAATGTAATAGAACAGTTGATGAATTTATAAAAGAAACAGAAATGAAGGAATTTTATATGAATACAATTGATAAATTATTACAAAATTATGATGCAGGAGATCCAAAAAATAAACCTGATGTATTAAAACAAATTAAAGAAATAGAAGAAGATAGAAGAAAAATGGCAATGGAACATCAGAAAAGACAAAAAGAACAAGGTGAAGGTAAAATAGTTTTAAATCAAAATGGACAAAATATAGAGTTAAATAATCAACAAATAGTTCAAATTATGCAGAAACAACAAGAGCAATTAAAAGAATTTTCAAAACTTTTAATAGAAAAAGATGAAAAAATAAAACAATTAGAAGATGTAATTAATAATAAAAGTAAGGAAAATATAACAAAAGTTGATAGTTTCTTGCCTGATATGCAGTTTCAGCCAAGTATCTTAATGAAAAATGAAAATAATTTCAGTAATATAAATTCAAAATTAGATAAATTAATTAAATTAGTAGAAAATTCTAAAAATGAAAACATAAAATTAGAAATTAATTAATATTTTAAATTATATTATATACATTTATTATAATATATAATATGATTTTATCTTATAATTGTGCACCAACATTAATTTTCATTGGTTTTTCATTGATACAAATTTTTATTGATATATATAAAGGTGTTATAAATGATGCATTTATAAAATTTATAGTTATGGTTATTTTTTCAGTAATATTAAATATTTTATGTGATTTAGGATATAAGGTTATTGCTTGGTTTTTAGTATTTATTCCAATTATTATGATGACATTAATTTCTACGTTATTGTTAAAAGTATTTGGAACAAATCCAGATGAAAAAAATTTAAGAGATCAATTAAAATTACGAGGAAAAGATATTTCTGATAACTATGTTGATAATTCAAATAATTATTTAGGTGGCGCTAATTTATTAAATCAACAAAAATATGCCTATTTTTATGATCGGTATAATGCGGTAGAGAGAATTGATAGAAATAGTTACAGACATGAATTTTATGATAAAGTAGAAGACGTCTACAATTTAAATAGTCCTGTAAATGATTTATATGATTTATCTAATAATCCAATTAAATATAGTATAGTTGATAGATTGGTAAATATTTTTGGAGAGAATTTCTTTATACAAAAAGTTTCTTTATTTTTAAATACAAATTATCCATTTTATAATGCAGATTATAATAAAGGAAGATATACTAATGAACCCAATAACAGAAAATTATATAATAATACTGATTTTGAATCATATGAAAAGAAATATAATGAAACTTATTTATTAGATGGACAATTATTATTTAGAATTTATAAATATAAAAAAACAAAAGAAAAATATCCTACTTATTCAGAAATATCAATAAATAGAATAATAGATAATGAATGGAATAATTTAACTCCTGAACAACAACTTAGATGGAATAACAATGCCGAAAAGAGACGTGTATAAAAAATAAATAAAAAAAACATATAATTAAACAATATTAAATATATTATTTAAATTATAATTATAATGCATGATTTAAATAATAATTGGACATTATGGCTACATTTACCATATGATACTGATTGGAGTATAAATAGTTATAAAAAAGTATCATCATTTCATACATTGGAACATTGTATTACATTAATTGAAGGTATAAATAAAGAAATAGTTGAAAAATGTATGTTATTTATTATGAAAAATAATATTAAACCAATATGGGAAGATCCAGAAAATAGTAAAGGAGGGTGTATTTCATATAAAATAACAACAGAATATGTTTATGATGTATGGAAAAAATTAAATTATTATTTAATTGGCGAAACTTTAATAAATGATAAAACTATATTAGATAATATTAATGGTATATCAATTAGTCCAAAGAAAAATTTTTGTATTATAAAATTATGGATTGCAAATACCGATGAATTAAAAAAAAATGAAATATATAATGAATTAACTAGTCCAAATTTAGAAAATGAAAAAACAGATCCTTTTAAAATTGATATTTTATGTAATATTGAGAAACAACATTGTTTATATAAACAACATGAAATTCTTTATTAATTATAAAAAATCTACTACTATATATAATATGATTAATTTTGAATCTTTAACTGGATTTTCACAAATAGTTAGTAAATTATCTATATTTTTATTTATTATTGCTGGAAATTATGTAGGAGATATTTATTCTTGTGGTATAAGAAATTTTATGAAAGAATATATGTTCGTTAAACACATTATTGGATTTTTCATTATGTTATTTTTTGTAGGATTAGTTCAAGATAAATTAAATATAACCGAGAGAATATATCAAAGTGTTATTTTATATTTTTGGTTTATTTTTATTATGAGAGCACCTACAATTATAACTATGAGTGCAATATTTTTAATTGGTTTAATTTATATAATTGATTTATATATTAGTGATTTAAAATTAAAATTAGAAGAAAATAAAGAAATTAATGAAAAAAATAATAAATTAATTGAACAATATACAAATATTAACAATTTCTTATTTGTTATTAGTTTCTTAATCAGTATTATAGGAACTACTATTTATATTTATATTTTAAAAAGAAATTTAGGTAAAAAATTCAATATTATTAATTTTTTACTTGGTACAAGAGATCAAGAATGCTTTACAAAAGATATTTTAAAAAAATTTAAGGATAATCCATTATTTTATGATATTCAGAAAGCACGAAAAAGTATTGTTATTTAAAATTAGACATCTCTAATCTTTTACATGCCAAATAAGATCTTAAATTATAATGATTATAAAATCCTGCTAATAAAGCTGCATTATATATTGATCCATCAATTCTAATTTTCTCTTCAAAGCATGACAAACCTACTATATTTAAAAATAAATTTATAGTAGTTATATCATTCATTGCAACTGCATATAGAAACGGGGTATATCCATCATTATCTTTTACATCAATATCACATTTATTTAGTAACAAATTTGATATTGTCGTATAATCTTTATTATGAACTGCATCGCATATTGATATAAGAAGATAATTAGTATTTGATTTGTTCAAAAATGATTGAAATAATGATATAATATAATTATTACAAAATTCTAATGCATATGTGTATGGTGTATATCCAATATTATTTTTAATATTTATCTCAATATTGTCATACTTTAACAAAATTTTAATAATATTTAAATCTTTATTTATAACAGCATACATTAAAGCATTATTTTCAATATTATTTTTTATATTCAAATCAATATTAACACTATTTAATAATTTTTCAACAACACTTAATTCTTTATTTTTAACAGCATAAATCAACGCAGTATCTCCTATATTATTTTGAATATTTATATCTATATTAGAATTATATAAAAGTTTATTTATAATAGTAAAATTTTTATTTTTTATAGCACATATTAGAGGCGTATCCCCTAATCCATTTTTAATATTTATTAAATCCATAGTATTATTTTAATATATAATATTAGATAGTTTGATTTATTTTATCAATTTTTTTTATAACTAATAAACATTAGAGTTTCTTTTATAAATATCGTATTCCATTTATATATTAAAATTAAATATATAAATGGTAAATTAATTACAGGAACTAGGAGGTAATGGAGCTAAACATAATCTAATTTCTCCTAATGATGCAACATTATATTTAACTATTAATGGACGATTATTTTCCAAAAATATCTCAATTTGATTACATAAATTAGTACATTTAATAAAATATACTAAATTTTTTAGAGAAAACTCTCCTTGGACAATTGAATCACTTGTTAATTTTTGAAGAAACTGCATAGAACCCTGTGTTTCTGTTCTTCTAATTTCTGCTTTAGCATATTGACCGGAACATTTAAAAATTAATTCATCTCCAACTGATTTAATTTCTAATTTTTCTGAAATATTAGCCAAATCTCTCACTATCTTCTGAAAATCTGATGAAGGCATATTTATAATTGATGAAAATTTCACATCAGGTATTTCAAGTTCATCTTGATCAGGCTCAATTAAACGTAATTTTTGAATTTTAGATTGTTTAATATCACCATTTTCAAATTTAAGACCTAACTCAGTAACAACACCATCAATATAATCATCATTTTCAATATAAATAGTTAAAGTATCATCATTATCAATAGATGTAATAAGTTTAAATAAATGAAACATATTAACGCCAACAATAATTTTATCATGTTTGCATTCATAAAATTCAAAATTACAAGCTTTTAAAGCTAAATGAACTAATATTGTATGTGTTTTATCCATATTAATAATTCTTATACCTTCTTTTGTAAATACAATATTTGTATCTAATAATATATCTTTTAAAGCAGTCATTAAAATTCTAAATGGAGCAATTTGAACAGTTTTTATTGTTAATACATTATTAATATTTGTTTCATTATTATCTAATGATAGATTAGTTATTTTATTTTCTAATGACATTTATAATAGAATATTTATTAATAAGCTTTAAATAGTTATATAAATTTATAATTATATAATTATATAATTAATGTAAAATTATTTTTAAAAAATTAACAATATATTTCATTTATGAAAACTGTGTTAGTAAATTATTATATAATAAAGTAATAAGGTATATATAAATTAATAAAATATAACATTCATCATCTCAATTGTAATAGAGTTTTTATTAGATTTAACACCAAAAAAAATTATATATAAGTTGTTCCTTCTTACATATGATTTTTTATATTTACCAAACATATTATAGACTAATATTTAAAATTATTGGACAATGATCCGAACCTAATATTTCATTTTCAATTGTTTGACTAATATTTTTATCACTTTCAAATAAATTTTTTGATACTAAGAAATAATCAATACCCCAACCATTATCACTCTTTCGCTGTCCTTTCATAAAATTTGACCAATATGTTGATCTGTGTTTTGTAGGATTTAAACTTCTAAATACATCCACTAAATTTAAACTTTCTGTCATAAATGTAAAATCTATTCTTTCAAAATCAAAGAATCCTGCAACTTTATTTTTTTTTAATTTTGGATTACTTATATCAATATCCAAATGTGCAACATTCATATCGCCACATATTATTACATTTTTTCCTTCTCTTTCAAATTCTGAAATATAAGTTATAAATTTATTATTCCATTGTTCTCTAAATTTAAATCTATCGGAATCTAATTTTTGAGAATTTGGAACATATACATTTACCAAAATAAACTTCTCAAATTCTACAGCAACAATCCTTCCTTCTAAATCAAATTCAGGTGTAGGCAGCGCTGTTATGGGTGGACTATTACACCAAATAGTTGTTCCACTTAAACCTTTTCTTTGACTTGTTCCATCTGTTGAATTCCAAAAACGATATGGATATCTAATTTCAATTTCACTAGGTAAAGTTACCTCATTTTCAGTGCATTTAGTTTCTTGCAAACAAACTATATCATAATAATTATAATCTTTACTTTCACTTATTTCACTAAATAATGCTGTCATTAAACTATTATTTTTTGTTTCACTTGATTTAAGTCTGGCACGCAATCCAGCAACATTCCAACTGAAAATTTTCATAATAATTGATAATAATATTATTACTAATATATCTTTAATATTATTATCAATTTTTTTTAAATATGTATTGGTAATGATAATGATATAGCATTTAGTATACTATTATCTATTTTATCATGCAAAATATGTGTATGAATAAATAACATTATTAAATATCGCACAAATGATTTAGCCAGAAAGTTTTGTATTTCTTTTAATTTATTTTTTTTTAAAATATTATTTGAAAAATAGCCTACTATAAATGAAAATATTGTTATTTCTTCCAAACTGTATTTGTCATAATTTATTTCAACTACTGTATCTTTTAGTAAATTTCCCATTATTTTAATATTTTCTTTTAAAGATTTAATTAATTTGTAACTATTATCATTGTTTTCTTCTACTATAATTGGAACATTTACTGAAGACATAAAAATAGATGGTGTTTTTTTAATTTCTTTTTTATTATGTGACATTTTGGCTAAATTCCCAGGAGCACTTTTTACTCTTCTCATAAATCTATATTTTTAATATAATTTAATATTAATATTAATATCAATTTTTTAATTAATATCTATATTACATAATAGATATTAATCTCTCCCTACTCCGGATCGAACGGAGGACATTGTGATTGCCGCTGATATACAATTACAGTCACACGCTCTACCAACTGAGCTATAGAGAGATATAATTATTATTCTACATAAGATACAGATATCTGTATAATTTATATTATAAAAAATCTTTATATTATTTTTTAATTATAATTTATTAAATTTATAATTAAAAAAAATAATATTTTTTATTAAAAAATATATTATTTATAATACATTTATCTTTTTCTTTTTGTTTTTGATGATTTTGATTTAGATCTTGATTTTGTTTCTTTTTTAACATATCCAAATTTACCTTTTTTAGTAAAATATCCATATTGCTGAAGACGTTTTTCTTTTTTTGCTGTGTTAAATTTTTTTTTTGATACAATACGACCACGTTTATTGTAGTGTAATTTATCTCTTGTTAAACCACCTTCTGTCATATATGCTGTTCCAGCCCATACTTGACGTCTAGCTCCTCTTAAAAATGAATATTTTTTACCTTTAATATGATAAAATCCATCTGCTGATTTTATATGTTTTTTCATATTTTATAAATTAATGAGAGAAAATAATTTATTTCTAATTTTAATTATTATTTTGCCTAAAAATTATCTAAATATTATCATAAATAATATATAAATGACTGACTATAATAAAATTATTACAACAGTTAATTCAATTACTCCAGATTATCAATTTATTCCTGACCTAAATAACACCATTGTAATTGATACATCCGAAAATAGAATTGGTATTAATACAATAACGCCTGATGAAAATATTCATGTTAGTGGAGGAACTATTAAAACACAAGATTTAATTGTTTTAGGAGATTTAAGTGTCAATAATTTTTCTAGTAATATTATCCCTCGCGATGATTTATCTTATAATATAGGAAGTATCAATTATCGATGGAATGATTTATTTATTGGTTCCGGAACCATATATATGGATAAAACTCGTATTTTAAGAATGGGTGATTATACTCGTCATGGTGCTAATGATATTTCTGCGCTTATAATTGATAACTCTGGTAAACATTTAGATATATCTGATATTAGACATATTAATATTGAAGGCGACGTATCTATTAACAACCACGTTGATATTTCAGACCAATTGACAGCATTAAGTGATGTATCTTTTATGAGTAAATTTTATGTAGAAGACGATACTTCATTCAATAATCATGTTGATATTAAAGAACAATTAACAGTATTTAGTGATGTATCTTTTATGAGTAAATTTGTAGTTATTGATGATTCTTCTTTTAATTCACACGTTGATGTTAGTGGTATTCTACATGTTAAACAATCACTTACACCCGATGGATTAGTCACAACTGGAAGTAAAATTTATACTGTATATGAAAATAATTCCGCTGGAAATCCTACTACTCGCTTAATAATTGACCCATCTGGTGATGGAATTCCTGGCAGTGTTGCTGATCAAGGTGAAGTTGTTATTATGGGAAATTTAGATGTTAAAGGAACTACTACTTACATTAAATCTACCAATGTAGATATTAGTGATAATATTATTAGAATGAATGCTAATCATAGTTCTGTTACTGATGGTGGTATTTCCGTTAAAAATTCTTCTAATGTAAACAAATTATTTACTTATAATAATCAAGGTGATTATTGGAGCACCCATGACACAAATATTAATCTTGGGCCTAATGGTGGAGTTGTTACTTCAGGTTTTATGAATATTGATAATGTTAATATAGACGGAAATACTATTGATGTTGATAATGGTGACTTAATATTAAAATCTGATCCGGGACAAGTTGTTGTAGAAAATGTAACCATTGAATCAAATACTATATCTACTAATTCTAATAAAGATTTAAATATTACTGCTGCTGGAGGAGATATATATACTCAAAATACTAATCTTGATTTAGGAACCGGGATTCTTACTGTAGATAGTGTTGTACATGCACATGTTCCCCGTGGTGCTATTATGATATGGTATAGTGCTAGTAATCCATCAACTGCGCCTATTGGATGGGCTATTTGTGATGGAACTAATGGAACTCCTAATTTATCTGGTAGATTTATTGTTTGTTCTGGAGCTTCTGAGACACATTACCAACCTGGACAATCTGGTGGAACAGATAACTATAGATTAAGTACATCACAAATACCTTCACATAGTCATGGAAATACTTGTTCACATACAGATCCTCAACATAGTCATGCAAATCAAATTTCACAAACAACTGTTACAATGCAAGGCGGCGTGGGTGGCGCAACAGATGGCTTTACTCAAGTTGGAGATAAACAACATTCTCACAATGGCACCTCTCATGGCGGCGGCACACATGCTGGTGCCACGGGAGGGTGGACTACATACGCAGATGTAGCACATACTCATCCAAATGAAGTATCCCAAACAGATGTGAATCATATTCATCCTGATGCCACATCAGGCCAAACAGTTGTGAATCATGATCATGGAGCAACAAGTAATTCATCACAAAGTACGATTACAATGGGAAAAACAGTTGTTGATCACGCCCATTGGGCCCCACAACACGATCATCCCATCCCCCACCACACCCATCAGAGCACGGCCCATACGCATTCTTGTGGGTCCCACAGCCATAGTACTCAAATCGGCAACCACACCCATAGTGGTAATTTTGCTTTCGCTTCTTCATCGAGTGAAAAGAGTGATGGTACAAATTCTATTTTAACAGATGATCAAAATCAGGGATTGGTAAATACAACTCAATTAAACCAGTTCTCGATGAACATCAACCAGGCGGGCGCGGGCAATTTTAACTCGTCGTCGGTGACTATAAATGCGGCCTCGGGGGGAGGGGGACAGAACACAACAGTGGCATCTAACTCAGACCCCACGGGTCAGGCCAGTTCGGGAATAACAGGACCAACTGTTCAAGCCCTCGAAACCAATCATGATCATACATTAACTACTAATATATTAACAAATACAAATATAGCTCAAACATCAACAAATCATGGCCATAATGTAGCAATACCAAAATCAACAGATAACGCTCTAAATCATAATCATACAGTAACAATACAAAACGAGACGGAGCCGCACAAGCATATTGTAGCGATGGATCAAATAGCACATGATCATGGAGTACAAATACAACAACACGACCATATAGTAACAATACAACAATCAGCATCTAACGCTCTAAATCATAATCATACTGTATCAATACAAGCAACTGGAGGTGGGCAGACTTTTGATAATAGACCGAGATGGTATAGTTTATTTTATATAATGAAACTATAAAAATATATATTTCTAAAAAATTATAAAATATATATTTACTTTTTCAGTAAAAAATTTTCTGAATTTTCATATAACCAACTATTTATCGTATATCTATATGTTCTATTTTTTAATTCCATAGTTAAATGAGGATGTGTCCAATATGGAGGAAAAACTATTATTTGTCCTTTTTTTAATTTAATTTTTATATCTTGTATTGGAAAACAAAATTCTCCACCTTCATAATCATCATTTAAACAAATTACTATACTTGCTATTCTAGTCTTATTAAAATCAGCAAGATTAGCGGAATCATAAATACCATCTTTATGAACTCTTGTTGGTCCATATATTTTACGAAATTGAAATCCTGAATCTCCTTTAATATTTAAGTCATAATTTTTTTCCAAATATTCTTTAATATTATTAAATATTCTTGTTGTTTTATTTGTTATATCCTTTATTAAAGATTGATTTAAATACTCATTTAAATTATTCATTAAATCATTATTTTTAATTACAAATGTATTACAATTTACATTATTTCCAGATTTCCAAACCATATTAGAATATGTATTATTACTAATAAAATTATCTATAATTTCTCTATAAAAATCACAATCATCATAATTTAAAATATTTTGATCTTCGATTATAAAAATATTATTACTAGTATCACGTTTAAATCTATTTATTAATGTTTCATTATGTTTAAATTTTTTACAAGAATCTTCAAATACTAAAAATTTAATTGTTTTAGTATAATCTAATTTAGATTCAATTATTACATTTTCTACATTATCAATATATAAAACTTGTTCAAATGTTGCACCATTAATAGTAATTATTTCATTAGTAGAATTATTTAAAATAATTGCAAATTGAGTATTTTTATCAATTGTTAAGTTTTTTGTTTCAAATTCATCTATTGTTACAAGTTTTAATCTTTCACTATGGACATTAATTTTTTCAGATACATAATCAATTATATCTTTTATTTTATCATCATCAATTAAATTATTTAATTTTTCTTTATCAAATGCAAACATTATTTAATTTAAATATAAATTTATTTTTAAGTTATTAATATTTAATATAACCAAGTATTCATAGTATACATATATGTTTTATTTAATAAATCATTAAAATAATGAGGATGAGTCCAATATGGAGGATAAACTAATATATCTCCTTTTTTCATTTTTATTATTCTATTTTGAAGTGGAAAACATATTTCTCCGCCTTCATAATCATCATTTAAGCAAATTATAATACTTAAAAATCTTTCTTTTGTATCTTTAATAGATTCATGTAGTCCATCAAAAAATGGAATAGATTCTCCATAAATTTTACTAAATTGATAACCTGTATCGCCTATCATATTATCTAATATTGGTATATTATTTTCTTTTTTTAAATGAGAAATTAAATTTTTAATAACATTAAATAGTAAATTATCTATTTCTTTATTTAAAATTTTATTTGGATTATTTTTTGAAATTATATAAGATAATGATTGTGTATTGCTGTTGCGGATCCAAGATATATTATTAATATATTGATTTTCAATATTATTATCAATAAATCTAGTAATTAAATCACAATCATGATTTGTAAATATTTTTGTATCATTAATGAGAAATATATTATCACAGCATAAATATTTATTTTCATCTTCTATTGAAATTTTTTTACTAATTTTTTCTATTAGTATATATTTTATATCACTATAAGTTAAATCAGTATCAATTTCTATATTTGAATCAATTTCTATATTTGAATTGCTATCTATTATTAATACTTCATCAAACTTTATATTATTAATAGATATTTCATCATGTATAGAATTATTTAATAGTATGATAAAATGATTTAGTATATCTATTTTTAATTGTTTATTTTGAAATATATCAATTTTTTTAATTGATAATTTTTCTTTTTGTAAATTATATTCATTTGAAATATATTGCATTAATTCACTTATTTTATTTTTATTTATATATTCATTTAATAATTGTCTATTCATTTAGTTAATATCTTATTTTTTTTTTAAGTAATTAAATATAATATTATATATATAATGGCATTTACTAGATTTCACGATGATCCGTGTAGAATACAAAAATATTTAGATGAAACTACATACGTTGGAAATTATGAAATTAATGTTCCTGGTAATGGTGATAAACCTTTATTTTTTAATGATCCACATTTACGTATGCAAAAATGGGGAGCAAATTTATCTCAAAATAAAACAGAATTAGAAAGTGATTTAAAAGGAATTACTAGAAAATTAAATAGTGATTCTATAGAACAAAATAATTATCTAGATTATAATAATAATAATAATTTATATAATCCTAATATTTATCCTCTTCAAAATAATGAAATTACACATCAACCTAGAGCAACAAATCCTGCATGGGAATTAAGAGAAATTGATTCTATTAATACACCTAACAATTTTAAATATTTATTATTAGATCCACAAAAGCACGTATGCATACCTTTCCATAATAATATATCCTCAAGAATTATAGAAAAAGATTATTATTCTTTAAATACTAATTATAAAAATTAATTTTTAGATAAATAAATGATATATTTATTAGAAAAAATATAATAAATATATTATTTATTATTATATTATTTATTATTATATAATGGCCGCAATTGCTATTCCAATAGTAGTATTAGGAAGTCTATATATATTATCTGAACAAGAAAAGAAAAAAGAAAATTTTCAAGAACAAGTGCAAGAAGAACATCAAAAAGAAGAATTTTTAAGTGGTAAAAAAAAAGAAGGTTTCTCTAATTATCAAATGCAAAAACTTAATAATTTTGATAATTCAATTACTCAGTCTGTAGATAGTTATAATAATTCTAATCAACACACAGATAAATTTTTTGTTCCACAATCTAATAAATCCAATAATGAAATTACTCTTATGAATGGACAAGTTGTTAATCCTGATACATTTAAACATAATAACATGCAACCTTATTTTGGTGCAAAAATTAGAGGTGCTACTTCTGATTTTAATAATACTGAATCAATTTTAGATTTAAAACAAGGATGTGGTAGTCAAATATTTAGTAAAAGTGAACAAGCTCCACTTTTTAAACCAGGTGAAAATACAAATACGTCATATGGAACTGCAAGTAATACAAATTTTATACAATCAAGAATGAATGAATCAATGAAAATGAATAATGTTACTTTATGGGAACCACAAAGAGTTGGACCTGGATTAAATTTAGGATATGGTTCACAAGATAAAAATGGATTTAATAATGGAGGTACCGAAGGAAGTGGGGGTTTTAATGCTGGTATGGTTTCTAGAGATACTTGGATGCCTAAAAGTGTAAATGATTTAAGAGTTGAAACAAATCCTAAACAAACATTTGATTTAAATGGACATCAAGGACCTGCAAATTCTATAATTAAAATGCAAGGAGATAATAATAAAATTGGTAAAATAGAAAAACATAATCCTGATAAATTTTATGAATCCGGCCCTACTAGATGGTTTACTACTACTGGTTCTGAAACTGCTCCCCCGATTAGAAGCACACAAGTAATTCCTATGGAAAATAGAATTGATACTACTAGAGAATATTATGGTGCCGGTAGCCATGCATTATCTGGAAATGCAACATATACTGATGTAAATTATGAAGAATCTAAAAAACAAAATCTTAGTGGACTACCTATTTCAAATGCATCAGCTAAAGGGCAAAATTTTGCAAATCCTAATGATTATGCCGTGAAAAGTTATAAATTATTACCCAATAATAGAACAACTGATCAACATATGCCTGAAATGGGAGGGGTTTATGGTATGGCTAAAGCTGTAATTGCACCACTTTTAGATATTTTACAACCAACTAGAAAAGAAAATGCAATTGGTAATTTAAGACAATCTGGCAATGTTAATGGGGGAGCTAGAACAGGTCATATGTATAATGAATACGATAAAACTAAAACTACAAATAGAGAAATGACAACTGGTAAAATTGATATGAATTATGTAAATGTTCAAGGTCAAAATCATAGAACTGGTTATCAATCTACTCAATATCAACCTGTTCAAAATCAACGTGATACTACTAATCAAGAATATATAGGTCAAGGTATAAGAGGTGGAAGTGGATTAAGACCATATAATGCTGCATATGCTCAAAATAATAATGTTAATAAAACTTATGAAAATCGTCCAAATCAAGGAACCATGAGTTTATTTAATAATCAAAATAATATTTCAATGAATAGAGATGAAAACATATTAAAAAATGATAGAAAAGATTTTCCTACAGGTGGCCCTAATCTAATTCCATCTGCTGAATTTTTAGGTGAAATGAATGGACCAGCTGGTTATGATATGCAATTTAATTCTAATAGAATGGATGCAAATTTATTATCAGCATTTAAAAACAATCCTTACACACAATCTCTCAACTCTAGTGCTTAAATCTAAAAATTATAATAATATATTTTTTTAATTATTATTATAATATAATATGTCTAAAACTTATAAAAATTGCGCTAGAGTACCTGCAAATGAATCTATGAATGAATGTAAACCTCGTTATGTGACTCCTTTTTTAAATGATAAATCTAATGCGTCTTCTAATAATTGGGGACTATGTAATATGAAAAATTGGTATACTAAAACATCAAAAAAACATAAATACTACAAACAATTTTGCAATAATAAAAAATCGAAGTTAATTAAATCAAAAAAAACTAATAGTGTTGATGTTATTAAATTACATAATAAAATGCCTTATATTTGGAGATTTCTAAAACCTAAAACGAGAAAACATATGATAGAATTAGCAAAAAAACCTATAAAACAAATTAATATACCATTTAGTTTATTTCCAGATAATATAAAAAATATGTCTTCCAACAAAACACTAAAAATGTATGATAAAAAAACACGTAAAAAAATATATAATTTGCGAAAAAAATACAAAAATATATAATTTGCGAAAAAAATACAAAAATATATAATTTGCGAAAAAAATACAAAAATATATAATTTTATTATATTATAAATGATTAATTGGGATCAAGTAGACGGCAAAGTTAAGGTTTTTTCATATGAAGGTAGAAAATGTGAAGGTAAAGTTGTTAAAGTTTATGATGGTGATACTGTGCATATTGTTTTTCCTTTAACCGATAAAGAACCAGATAGATTATATAAATGGAATTGTAGACTTATAAATGTAGATACTCCTGAATTACGAACAAAAAATTTAAAAGAAAAAGAATTTGGAAAACAAGTTCGTGATTTTTTAAAAGATAAAATATTGAATAATATAGTAACAGTTGAATGTTTTGATTTTGATAAATATGGTAGATTATTAGTTGAAATATTTATTGACAATGAAAGTATTAATAATTGGCTTATTGAAAAAGGATACGCCAAAAAATATGGCGGTGGCAAAAAAAGTAAATGGTTTATTGAAGAATAATTTCTTCATTATTAAATACTTTTATACGAGAGAGATATATATATATATATTATCATTAAATTAATTACCTTTATATTCTATTAAAAATGAACTAATTCCTTCTGGAGTTTCTACTTTCCCGGGCGCACCATATCTAGATGTATAAATAGATATTTCATCATTTGCGATACAATTGAATATCCATGTTATTGTTCCACTTGCTGCAAATATTTCTATATTATTATCAATTAATGTATTTCCTATACAACAAACAGGTCCTTCCATTATATTATTTTTGGCCAATCTAAAAGAAACTGCAGTTTTATTAATATTGGATCTAGTAACTAAATTTACAGTAACTTTATAATAACCATCTAATAAAATTGTAGCTCCTGTAGTAGTAGATAATATCATATTAGGATTAGTATTAAGCATGCCATTTAGTGTAGATATATTCCAAGAATCATATATACGCCAGTCTGTTATATTACTTGAAATACCATTAGTATCAAGTGATGTAATTATATTATTAGTTATATCACCATTATTAACTTCTTCATTTATTACATTTACAGTTTGATAAAATTGTATACTATTATCTAATCTATATATTTGATTAGATGAAATATCTCCATCGATTGATAAATTTTTAACTCTTACATATTTTCCTGATAAATCTATTGTATCTATAGGTTCATTATTCATTGTTTCTATGACAAATTTGTTATAACTTAAATATATCTTAGCCTTTTCATTTGAGATTCCAATGGACGCCATATTAATTAAAATAAATAAATATTATATATTTTAATTAATTAAATATTATTAATTTTATCATAAATAAGGTATATATTGCATTACATTATTATCATATACAGTAACTCTAAATAAATCATTATAACCTTCTACATATACTGTATCTCCATTATAAACATTATCACAACCAGTATCACTTGTACAACTTTTATTTTTAAATGTAATTGGTAATTTAATCATATTATTTTTATCATTCATAGTAAAAAAATTCCATTTATCTCTATTACTAAATAATGGTCGTCCCATTAATGGTAATATTGTTTCTCCGCCATGAACGCGTGTAAGAATTCCTATTTGTCTATAATTAGTATCTACTGATTGTGTAGGTTGATTTATTGGAATTTTTGGTCCATTATAATTATAATTATTAAATATTCTGTCATCTCTAGTTGGCGCACTATATGGATTTAACAATATATCATTATTTACATTTGAAAAAGAATAACTTGGTCTTGGAAACAAACCTTTTTTATCTTTTTTACATTCACCTGGAATATCACAATTACAAGATGGATTATTTAAAATATTATTACTTGTCTTATTAGAATTTATAAATAAAAAAAATAATACTGTTAAAATTAATAAACCAAAAAATAAGAAAGTATAATTTTCAACACATATTATTCCTGGTGGACATTTTTTTGCCATATTTTTATTATATATATATAATAAAAATATATAATAGAATTTATTATTATATTTTTAGATCTAACTTTAATAGTTCACTAGTAGTTGAATTATTTTTACTTCCATCATCTTTTAAATCTACTTGTTCTGCTTCTTTTTTCTTTTCATTATCTTGATCTTTTTCATCCATTTTATCCATTAAATTATTACCATTATCTTCATCCATACCATCTAATTCTATTGAACCTCCTTCTTTATTCATTTTATCATTATTTTTAACGTTGCTCTTTCCAGCTTCAAACTTTTTATCATAATTACCTTCTCTTATTAAAAATTTTTTATTTAACATATCAAATATAATTATTAATAAATTATATAGAAAAATTTTACTACCAATTATAAAATATCCAGAAAATAAAATTATAAAATAAATAAATATTATATTATATTTTTTACTTAATAATGATGAAAATAAATATAAATAAGAAACTATTCCTGATAAAAGTATTAATGATGATTTATTTTTTAAATTAAGCATAATATATTATATTAAAACATAATATATTATTTTTTATTTAATAATGATGATAATAAATATAAATAAGAAACTATTCCGGATAAAAGTATTAACGAAGATTTATTTTTTAAATTAAGCATAATATATTATATTAATATATTTATTTGCTAGTTGTTGCATTAAACATAGATTTTAATCCTCCTAAATCTATTTTTCCAATTGCTCCCATAGCTTCATGAAGTGCTGGAGTTATATTTTTTAATCCTTTTAATAATTCATTTTGCTGTCTTACTAATTCTTTTGTAGAATCAGACATAGATTTTATTCCATTTTCACCAATTACTTGCTCTAAATTATCATATGCTGCTTCAATTTTATCTGCTTGACCTAATTGTTTTTCTAATTGATCTTTATTTGGAATATTAAACAAACCAGGAGTTAATTTTTGTTGATTTGTATAACCTGATTTAATCCCCTTCTTTTCTAATTTATTTAATATTTCTGCAGCATCTTTACCTACATTTTTTAAATTTTCTTTTTCTTTTTTACTTGATAATTGTGGTTTTTTTTCAAATGCATTTTTAATTTTTTCTTCTTTAGTTAATTCTTGTTTATTTTCAAAATTTTCTACCGAATCTTTTGCTCTTTTGTCTTGTAATTTAATTCTATCTATTATTTTTTTTTTACCTAGACTTATAATTTCTTCTTCTTCATCATCTTCTTCAATTCCTTCTTCATTTTCCATTTCTTCTTCATTTTCCATTCCTTCTTTAAAACCCATTGTATTTTTTAATAAATGAGCTAATGTTGTTACTATTAAACTTGTTAGTAAAACTAATGTCATATTTTTTGTGTAAAAATAGGTAATCATTCCAACTAAGTAGAAAAATAAAACAGCACTAAATTCTTGTCTCATTATATATCCTAAAATATCAAGTAATGCTATTAATGCTACTACATATAATACATATTTATTTTTAACTAGATTCTTTACTGTTATGCCTTTCAAATTAATATTCATTTTATATATAATAAATATAAAATATTTACATCAATATTTGTTTATAAGGAATTAATTCTTTTTCTAATAAGCTTAATTTTAATAATAATTTATTTGTTTCTAATTCTTTATTTTTTGATTCAATTAAATTTAAATATTCTAAAAGTTTTAATATTGCACTATGTTGTTCTTCTTTACATAGTTTCTTATATAATAAAAATTTTTTACGTTCTTCTAATTCATCTTGTATATAAGGTAAAAAATCTTTTAAATTATTTTCTTTAAATTTATTTAAATTATCATATTCATAAATTAAAATATTCTCTTTTTTTTTTATATTTCTTAAAGTTCTTTTTATTATTTCATCTTCATATGCAATGTCTTCTCCTAAACTAGTATTCATCTTTATAATTATAAATTATTTATATTTAATAATTAATTTATAATCAATTTTTCTTTTCTTTTTTTTCTATTTTTTTTATTTTTTCTTTCGTTTCTTCTTGTTTTGAATTTGATTTTTTCATCATATTAATAATGTCATTCTTGTCTTCAAAATTTTCTTTTACATCAATTATTTTTAATGATAAAAATAAATTTGTTAATATTATCGAAATTCCTAAAGCACAAGCTATATTTTTACATATTAAAAATATTAATAGTGCTATAACATATAATATTACTAATGCATGATATGTTTTATTTACCAAATAACCAACTGATAATGCAATAGTTAAAATTAAAACAAAATTTGTTAAAATATCATTTTTAAAAATATTACCTACATTCTTTAAACTTCTAGAAACATTTTTTACACTAATAGACATTTATATTATTATTTTATAAAATAATAATTATTTTTCAAATTTTTTCTAAAATTTATAAAACTTATTTTAAAAAAAATATAAAAATATTAACATATATTATTTAGGATGAGCAAGACATTTATAGAACCACTATTAAAAGATGATGATAATAGGTATGTAATGTTTCCAATTAAGGACATAGATATTTGGCAAATGTATAAAAAACAAGAAGATTTATTTTGGCGAGCTGAAGAAATTGATTTATCAAAAGATATGAAACACTGGGATAATCTTAATGCAGATGAAAAACATTTCATTTCTATGATTTTAGCATTTTTTGCTGCTAGTGATGGAATTGTTTTAGAAAATCTTGGTTCAAGATTTATGTCTGAAATACAACTTGCTGAAGCTCGTGCTTTTTATGGTTTACAAATTGCTATGGAAAATATTCATTCTATTACTTACTCAACTCTTATTGATACTTATATTAAAGATAAAACTCAAAAACATAAATTATTTAATGCATTAAATGAGTATCCATGTATAAAAAAAAAAGGAGATTGGGCTATTAAATGGATTCAAGATAAACGTTCTAGTTTTGCAACTCGATTAGTAGCTTTTGCTGTTGTTGAAGGTATATTCTTTAGTGGTGCATTTTGTTCTATCTTTTGGTTAAAAAAACGCGGAATCATGCCTGGATTATGTTTCTCCAATGAATTAATTTCAAGAGATGAAGCACTTCATACTGAATTTGCTGTATTATTACATAGTAAATTAGAGAGACCTCTTAAAAAACAGAAAATTGAAGAAATTATTAGAGAAGCTGTTGATATTGAGATTGATTTTATTAATAATGCTTTACCGTGTCGTTTAATTGGTATGAATGGTATGTTAATGCAACAATATATTGAATTTGTTGCTGATCGCTTATCTGTTCAACTTGGAGGTGATAAAATTTATGGATCATCTATGCCGTTTGAATGGATGGAGACCATTAGTATAGAAACTAAAACAAATTTTTTTGAGGCGCGCGTAGCAGAGTATAGTTTAGCAACAAAAGTAGAAAATAAAGACGATGCTTTTACCTTTGGTGATGATTTTTAGATCAATAAAAAATTGATTATTATTATTATTATTATAATTAAATAATTATCAATTAATATATCCTAAATGGGGCCCATGAATTTAAATTACGTAATAATATTAAATAAATTATATAAAGTTATTATTTTATTTTTATTTAATGTATAAAAATAAAATAATATTAATCACTGGTGCTTCAAGTGGATTAGGTAAAAATTTAGCATTTAAATATGCTAATGAAAAAGGTAAAATTATTAATCTCTCTAGAAATCCAATTAAAATAAAAAATTTAAATGAAAAGTTAAAAAAAATAAACAATATTGATAATATTGGCTACAGTGTAGATGTATCAAATTATGACGATATTTTAAACGTTAAAAACAAACTTTTGAGAGAAAATAATATACCAGATATTATTATTAATAATGCTGCTGGTAATTTTTTATGTCCATTTGAAAATTTAACTCCCAATGGTTGGAAACGCATTAATGATATAGTTTTAAATGGGGCGTTTAATATTTATCATATTTTTGGAAAAACATTCATAGAAAAAAAAAGAAAAGCGGTATTTTTAAATATTTCCACTACATATTCAGAACATTCATCTGCATTAGTAATACCAAGTGCTGCAGCAAAAGCAGGTGTAGATAATATAATGAAAGGTTTAACAGTAGAATGGTCAAAATATGGCATGCGTTTTATTGGTATTGCGCCAGGTCCAATTGCAGATAGTGGTGGTGCGTCTAAATTAGATCCATTTGGAATATTTAAACATTATAATTATTATGTTAATCCTAGTCAACGTATGTGTCAACCAGAAGAAATTGCTAATTTATCTTTATTTTTAACTTCTAAAAAAGCTGACTATATAAATGGAGAGATTATACGAATAGACGGGGGAGAATATATAAAAAATCAGGGCGAATTTTCTTTTTTAACTAATATACCATTTTATAATAAATTATTTAAAAAATAATTTATTTTTAAAATTGTTAATTATGATATTTCTGTAACATAAATATAGAAACGTATTAGTGTATCTTTATTTTTTGGAATTAGTTTTGGATTGTAAAAACATTTTTTTAATAAACTTAAACCTAAAAAAAATCCATACTATTGCTAATATTAAAATAACAACATAATCTAGTCTCTCAAAATTAAAGAATCCTTTATATAGAATATTGTTCATTATATAAATAAGTTATTTAAAAAATAATTAGCAAATTAATATAATTATTATGAGACATATAGTTGCTTTAAATAATTATTATCCAAATATCCCTTTATCAAATTCTATACAACAAATTACAATGATTGATAAACCAACTAGTTACTTAGTGACTTCTATTTTATTAGAAACTCTCTCTACTTGCTGTCTCAAAAATACAATAAATAATAAAATTTGGTTTTTACCGGTTTATGCTGGTTATGGTATTTCATTTTATACTTTTCCAAAATCTTTAAATAAATATTCACTCAGTATTGCATATACTATTTGGTGTGGTGCAGGAATTATTTTGACTAATATATTTGACAAAATATTTTATAAAGAAATTATTACTTTTAAAAAAATAATATCAACTGCATTTATTCTATTAGGTGTATTTCTCTCTTCTTGATTTTTTTCTTTTATTCTTTAATTTCTTATTTCTTGTTTCTTGTTTTTTATTCCCTTTTGCTATTTTTAATTTTGAAAAATCAGAAATTAATTTTTTTTCTAGATAATCTTCTGCTATTAAATTATCTAGTTGTTTTTCTATTTCTTTTTCTATTACTCTTTCTTTTTCTGATTTTATTTTTTTTGATTCTAAATTTATTGGTTTATATGTAGGATTTGAAGTAATTTTTGAATTTGGTGGTAAATCATCAGCATTAAAATTAATACTCCTTAAAGATTGATTTCCTTCATCTAATTGATATCCTAAATGAGGAGTTACATAAATATTATCATATTTGCAACGTTGAAATTTAAAACTTTCATTTGGAATTTCTTCTATATTACCTGCTAATTTTTTTGTTATTATTTTCATAACTTCTTTTACTTCTTTTCTTTTAGAAAATTCTAAAACTAATTCACTCATAACTTTAAATAAAGGTTTAGTTGTATCACAAATTGACTCTATTGATTCAAAATTAAATATTACTTCTTCTTTACTTGTATATTGTTTACATATTTCACCTTTATCTGTTAATTTACTACCATCTCCATCAAATAATGTTTTTATTAAAGTATTTTGTTTTTTACCATTTTTATGTAAAAAATTCATAAAATCTGCTAATCTCTTATTATTATCTATACTATTACCACTTAAATAGTCTACAAATGTATTAATATTCATAGACGTTAAATACCCTATTAATTTTTTTGATTGTTCTAAGTATTTTATAAATGTAGAACAATCCTCACTTATTCCTGTAATATTTAAATAACTTTGTCTAAATAATTGTGGTTGAGACAAAAGTTTTAATGTTTTTCCTAATAATTTTAAATCATTTTGATTATTACAAGATTTTTCACCATTTGGATTTAATTCTATTAATTCATTTATCTCTTTTAGTATAGTTTTTATATATTTAGATATTATATCATAAGGTTGTTGAAATTGATTAGCACTTTTTAATCTTACTAATAAAAATCCATGGCTTTTTTTTTCTTTACTAGTTTGATATATTTCTGAAGGTCTTGTTTTTACCGATTTTCTTGTTTTTTTTGAAGTTTTACTAATATTTTTAGAAGACTTAATTGTATCTTGTTTTAGTTTCTTTTTTTCTAGTGCTTGTCTTGCTTCTTTTTCTTGCATTTCTTGAAAAGTTAATTCTTTTCTTTTTTTTTTACTATCATTTGCGGGTGCATTTGATCTAGTTATTCTACCACTTGGTTTATATGAAACAGCTTCGGCTAATGATTCTTGTTTTGTTTTTTGTTTTTTACTATTTACACCTCCTTTTTGTAAATAAATTTTATCCAATTCAGTATCCTGATTTGGTACTAATGCAAAATCCATATCACTAAATTGTAAATTTTGAGAGATTTTATTATCTAATTCATTCTGTATACTAAATAAATTAAAATCTACTTCACTTACTAAATCATATTCTTTTTGAGTTAAACTTTCTTTTTCACTTTCACTTATACTTAATTCTAAAAAATTCTTTAAATTTTTTAATATATCTTTTAATATATTTATTTGACTTGAATCTACTAGATATTTATAAAATCTTTCTATTATATCTTTAACTAATGAATCAATATCTTCATATTGTTCTGCATTATGTAAATAGGTTAATATTGCAAAAAATATTTTTAAAGGATTCCCACCTACAATTGTAATTATTAAAGGTTGTTTTTCAAATTGATTAGTGCCATTGCCACCATTTAAATAATTCATAGTAAATTTAAATAAATTATTAAAACTAGGAGGATTATTTTGAATTGTATTCCAATTTTGTAATTTTTTATTTATATTTAAAGGTATTAAATCATTAATTGCTTTATCACAGCTTATGCAATTATCAATTATAAAACCAAGTTCTTTCCTTTTCTCTGATTTATCATCAGTTTCATCTTTTAAAATAATATCTAATTCTAATTTATATTTTTCTAGACTTTCTGATATACCATGCTTAAGGGCTTGACTATTTTTTAATCTTCCAGTTTCAAATCCTTTTAATCCTATAGTAGAAGATGCTGTTAAATCATAAAATTCTCCTGATAAAATTTTTCTTTTTAATATCCATTTATACATATTATAAAATTTTATATATATATTTTGTTATTTTAAATTATATTAAAAATATTATTGTATATATTTTTAATATGTGCGGCATTGTTTTTATTTTATCTAAAAATAATAAAAATGTTATTAATTATATTTTAAATAGTCTAGAATTGATCCAAAATAGAGGATATGATTCTATGGGTATATGTTATTATGATAAAATAAAAGAAAAATATACTATTGAAAAATTTGCATCTAAAAATACTAGCGATTGTTTTCTTTTATTGCAAGATTTATTTTTATCAAAATCTATAACTTCTAATATTGCAATTGGTCATAGCAGATGGGCTACGCATGGTGGAAAAACTGATATTAATGCACATCCTCATATTTCTCAATATGGAAATATCATATTAGTTCATAATGGTATTATTAATAATTTTTTAAAAATTAAATCTATGTTAATTAAAAATAATTTTAAATTTTTAAGTGAAACTGATACCGAAGTAATTGCTAATTTAATAGAATATTATCTTTTATATATGTCTAATAATATTGAAGATGCAATTCAAAATACTATTGAACAATTAGAAGGAACTTGGGCATTAATCATTATATACACAAAACAACTTGATACATATTATGTAACGCGCCACGGTTCACCATTATTATTAGGAAGTAATGAAAATTATACAATATGTACTTCAGAATCAAATGGTTTTGTTGGTTTAATTTATGATTATATTGTTTTAGATAATCACGATATTATTAAAGTAACAAATAATGATTATAAATCTATTAATAATAATAAAGAATATACAATTAAAAAAGTATCATATGATTCAATTGTTGATATTAGTAATGAATATCATCATTGGATGATTAAAGAAATTATGGAACAACCCGAAACCATACAAAAAGCATATAATTATGGAGCTAGAATTGTAGATAATAAAATTAAATTGGGTGGATTAGAACAATTATCTAAAATTTCTGAATATATTGAATATATTTTATTAATTGGTTGTGGAACTAGTTATAATGCAGGATTACTTGGTGAATTATATTTAAATTCAAATAATAAATTTGTTTGTGTTAAATGTATTAATGCTTCAGAATTTAGTGTGAAAACTATTCCAAAAATTAAAAATAAAAAAAAAATCTTATGTATTTTTTTAACTCAGTCTGGAGAAACAATTGATGTTTATAATTGTCTTAATATTTGTAAAAATAATGGATGTATTACATTGGGTATAGTTAATAACGTAGATTCTTTAATTGCTAGAGAAGTTGATTGTGGAGTATATTTAAATGCTGGTTCTGAAATTAGTGTTGCTTCAACTAAGTCTTTTACTTCTATGTTAATTGTATTATCTCTTATTGAAATGTGGTTCAATAATGACTATTTTAATAATAATAAAAAAATAAATTGTTTACGTAGTCTATCTAATTCATTATATTCTTTTCTATATAATTTTGAATTTTTACAATCATTAGAATATGTAAAAAATTTTATTTGTAACAATTATATTTCTAGTATTTTTATTTTAGGTAAAAATAAATTATATCCTGTTGCATGTGAAGGTTCTCTAAAAATTAAAGAAGTTACATATATCCATTGTGAAAGTTTTTCAGCCGGATCTCTAAAACATGGACCATTTGCATTATTAGATTATAATAATCTAACAATATTATTAATTGATTATAATGATAAAAATAATTATAATAATTTAAAATCAACTTATTATGAAATTACTGGGAGAGAAACTAATATTATAGTTATAACTAATTCACTTAATGTTATTAATGAATTAAATATAAATAGTAGTAATTATATTATTATACCAAAGTTAGATTATTATAATGAAATCATATTTACTGTTACATTACAATATCTTGCATATAATATATCTATTGCTAAAAAAATAAACCCTGATAAACCCCGTAATCTTGCCAAAGTAGTTAGTGTTGAATAAATTATCTATGTGTATTTTGTATAAATTTCTTCATTGACCATTGTTCTCGTAAACGTTGTTTTTGCATTATATTCGCACTTAATTTACCCGATTTAGATACATCTTGAAAATAATATTCTTGCTTAAATGGATTTTCTAAACTTTTATACTTAGTTATATTTATTATAAATTCATTTGCACTATTATTTAAACGATTTTCTTTATTACATACTATACTATATTCCAAATTATTTATATTATTTAAATTATCTATTAATCTTCTTTTTTTAAAATCTCCTGGTTCCTTATTATTTATAATACGTATTGAATTATTATTAAAATTTATTATTCTTTTTGATTTTATAGTATGAAAATTACTTCTATCTATTTTTATATTATTTGTTAATACTCTATCATTCATTTCATTATCTTCTATGCCCCATCCATATAAATTAGGAAAACCATTACATTTCTCAAAATCGTCTCCTGTTATTGAAAAAATACCTCCTAAAGTATAAGTAAAGCCAAAAAAATGTTTTACAATACCTTTATTTGTTATATAATTTAACATATTTTTTTCACATGGAACTGTATCTACATCATTAAAAACAAATGTTATAGTTTTATAATCTTCTGGATATTTATTTTTTATTGCTATGAAACCTATATTTTTTGTACCACCTCTACTAAAAGGTTTATTTTCTATTTGATAACTATAATATATTTCATAATCATTTTCATCATAATCTTCTAATATATATTTCATATAAATAGAAAAAAATAATTTCTCTTCTGGTCTATTTTTATATGGGACTATAAATACTAATTTAGGAACATTCATTATATAATAATTTATATTTAATTTATTATTATATATACGATATCTTATCCATATTTTTTTAATATTACTGCTGGAATTAATTCTGATTTATGTTGCTCTAATTTTTTATAACATTTATTTATTGTTACTTCACTAATTTTTGATATATTATTTATTATATTTTTTGGAATATTTAAATTACATATTTGAGATACAAAGTATATTATACCTCCTGCTATTGAGTGTGGTGTGTTTTCGGGTATTAAATTTAATCTATCTATTTTATGTGCTATAAATTTACATAAATTTGTTAATTCATTATTTATATTCAATTTACTACAATATCTCTCGATAAAAGATAAAGGAGTTGTTTTATTTAATGTTAAAATTTCATCATTATTATTATTATTATGTTCTTTATCATTTATTATAGATAATGCATTTTTACAGCCTTTTGTTGCGCTTGTATTATCTAAATTAAATATGTCCGCAATTTCTTTTGCTGTTCGTGGAAAATTATTTACACGGCAAGATATATAAATTGATGCTGCAATTATACCATCTCTATTTAAACCTCTAAATGTTTTTGCTTCTGATATTTGTTTATGAAATCTTGTTGCATCATCTATTATCATTTTTGGTATTCCTGCATTTTGTGATATTATTGTTATTAATTGAAATTCATCATATTGTGATTTCTCTTTATATGGCATTGACTGCCAATCTGTATATCTCTTTATTTTATGCATCTCATAACTTGATCTTCCTGGACATAAAACCTTACAACTATAAGAAGACTCCTTTAGTAATGGATTTATTGGCATACCACATCTAGTTGGATCACTATTTTGATTATCATCTGCTCCATAAAATCTCCATTCCGCGCTTTGATCTAAATTATCTTTATATATTATACCACATTGCTTATTTGGACAAGTCAAAAATCCATCATCTCCTACAAATAAATGTGTTTTACATGAAGTGCAAATTTCATTTTCAATTATTGTTTTAGTTTCATTTGTCCTATATACACACTCCAGATTTGTTTTTTTAATTTCACTATTTGAATCATTATCTATTACTGTATCAAATAAATACCATAATTTTTTTATATCTTTTGACTTTTTTTCTCTGTTTTTCTTTGTTATATTATTTTCATTACCATTTAGTTCTTTGTTACCTTCTATCTTTATTTCCATTTAATTGTCTCCTATATTTATTAAATAATATTTAAACCAATTATATATATATTTTTATCAATTTTATAATAAATAATTTTATTTACTTATTATAATTATGGATAACTTATTTAATTTTGATTTCTTATTTTCTGATTCAACTAATTCTAATAAACTTTCTAAAAATCAACTTAATAAAAAATTTGATGAATTTATAAAAGAATCATTTGCTACATACTTATATAAATCCGCTATCTTCAAAAAATATGCAAAAGTATATGACCAAGATAGTAATTTTACCGATGAATGTGCTGATTTATATATTCTATCTGAAGAACTTTATTTAAATGCAATCCAAAAAATTAAACTTCCATTTGATGTTAAATTTAATAAATCTAATAATTTATATATCTTTAATTTAAACGATATTCATAATAATGACTTTATTTTTAAAGATAGCAATGATGGAAGAATATTTAGACCCAAAAAACAAAAATATCTTTGCAAAATTATTGCTTTAATTTTTGTTAAATTATATATATTAATTAAAGGTATTTATAGCACTTTTAATCATAATTTAACTTATCAAGAATTTATTTCTTCACATAGAAAATCCAAATCTTTAATAGAATCACCCGAATCCACTGAACCAACTGAATCTACTCAACTACCCGAATCCACTGAACCAACTGAATCTACTCAACTACCCGAATCCACTGAATCAACTGAATCTAATGAAATGCAAGTAGGTGGAGGAATATTTGATAATATTCGCAATTTTTTTAATAGAAATTCTTATAAAGATAATGATAATGAATCTGATAATTATAATGAAAATGAAGAAGATTTTTATGGCGATGAACTAAAAAAAAAAGTTGAGAAAGATGATGATGACGATGATGATGATGATGATGACGATGATGATGATGATGACGATGATGATGATGACGATGATGATGATGACGATGATGACGATGATGATTATGAATCAACTCAAAAACCTAAGAAAATAACCAACAAAATTAAATATAATAATGTATTTTTCGCATTTATTAATTCTGTATTTGCACAAGATATAAAAAATACTGAATCTACACTTACCATGGAATTACCTGCTAGTTTACAAGAATTTACTAAAAATCTTAAAAATTCCGGTATGTTTGATATATTATGTGATACTGACTATATTTATAATGCTTTTAAAAAAAATATACTATTTAATAAAAATAGTATGAATAAAGTATACGAAACCTCACCTATTATATTAGAAAAAATTAAAAAAATAGAAAATGAACTATTATCAAAATATAATTCTACCTTACAAGAAAAAGATAAAAAACTTCAATCTACATTTCAAAAATTACAAAAATATAATAAATTATGTGATAAACTTCAAACTAATTTTACTACTAAAGATGAAACTCGTATTTATGAAAGAATTATTAAAATTCTTAAAACTATGTTTTTTGATTATACTAAACATCGTAATAAATTATTTAATGAAATTATACTAAAAATTTTTGAATTTAAAGAAAAAATTATTAAAGATGATAATGGTTCCATTAAAGAAGTAAAAAACAATATTATCAGAATTAAAGATAATATTACTTATAAAGAAGTTATTAAATTTACATCAAATGCAAAAATTATTATTTATGATTTACACATTAATTTTTTTAATAGTCTTGCCAATATTTTTGAACTTTTAAATGAAAAAAATGTAATTAATAAAGGCTCTATTTCATATGAAACACCTATTAAAGAACAATCACTACCTGAAACCAATATAGAAATATCATCTCAAAATAAATCTGATTCTGTATCTAGACAGGAATCTAGGGAAGAATCTAAAGAGGAATCTAAAGAGGAATCTAAAGAGGAATCTAGGGAAGAATCTAAAGAGGAATCTAAAGAGGAATCTCAACCTCAAACAGAAATTCTTACACAATCTGAATCAGATATTCAAACACTACCTGAACCTAAGAGCCAAATACAAGCCTCTTCCGATAATTTAAATACATCCGATATTACAGTATCATCTATAAACGATAAAAAAATAGGTGAAGATAAATCACTATCTGAACCAAAATCAGAATCTCATATCGAAAATACAAATGAAATTCCAAATAAATCATCGGTAGACGAATCATCAGTTGATAAATCAATCGATTTACAACAAAAATCTATTACACTTGAATCTAAACCAAAATTAGAATCAGAACAACTAAAAGATCATAAAGGAGGTAAAAATAAAAAAAAAAAATCTTATAAGAAAAAAAAAATCAAATAAAATTAATAAATATTTTTATTAAATATTTAATAAAATATTTATTAAATAATATTTTATTATTATATAGATTAATGTCTCATAGAAATTTAACTGGTGTAAATTCTTTATTAGATGCTGCAAGTTATATGGATGCAAATGATAAAAATAAAATAAACTCTATGGTTGAACAAATGATTGCAGAGGCAGCGACGAATAAAAAAGAAAAAGTAAAAGCAGATAAAGTAGCCACAGCAAAAGCTATTATAAAGACGATATCAGATCGCATTATAAAACAGGAAAAAGAGATGGAAACTATGAAGCAGAATAAGCTAATAAAAAGTTTACATGAACAAGAGAAGATAATACTTAGAGATATCAATATGGCAGAGGCGGAGAGAAATTCACAAAATGAAGGAATAAATCGAATAGACGACATTATAAGTGAGGCGTATAAATTTAATCTAAATATATCAATTATACAGAAAGCAACAGCCGAGACAATGAAGAGATTGACAAATATTTTGCCACCTAATCAACTAGTATATGCGAGAGAGAAGTTAAATAGTCTGGAACAGGAAAAGATTATGGCGCTACGTTCTAAGTTTCAAGAATTATGGAAGAGTCACATAACTGATCAGCGCAATACAGAGGCTAGGGAGGATGCAAAGGCGAAGAAGGCAATCGTATCGCGTTTACCCAATGTGACTTTAACTTCCAATAAGCGCAACCCATATAAAGCACGTCTTTCAATAAATGGAAAGGACATGTACCCGGGAAATTTTGCCACACCAGAGGAGGCAATCAAAGCAGTAAAAGTGATGCGGGCTAAGGAGATGTTGAAAAGAAGAACTATGCAGTCTGGTGGTAAAAAAAAATTATATAAAACTCGCAAAGCTAAAAAATTAAAAAAAACACAAAAAAAGAAAAAAAGAAAAAATAAAAAAAGAAAAAATAAAACTAAAAAATTTTATTAATTATTAATATCTAATTTTTTCAATAAATTATTACTATAAATCAAATTACCCGATGGATTATACGATTTAATATCTTTATAATCATTTTTTGATTTATCAAATTTACTTTTATTATTATTATTATTATTATTTAAAATTAAATTATTATAATTATTATTATCTTCATTGGTTTCATTTTTTTCATTTTTATTTATTAAATTGCCATATTCATCTACTTGTTGACCCGTTTTTTTCTTTATTTCACTTCTAACATAACTAGGAACCCAGTGTTTCCAACTTATAAATAATAAATTTGGATGAGTATATCTTACTATAAAACCATTATCTCTTAATTTTTCTATTATATAAGCTGTACAATCTTTTACATCATATTTTGGTATACCTATCATCATTTCTGGCATAACATACCAACAACACTGTTCATTTATTAATTGTTTTGATATATATTTTATTTTATTATGTATTCTTACTAAAATTTTATTATAATTATTCATAATATTCATATCTTGTTTCTGTTTTTTTGTATATAATTCATCCATATTCAATTTTATAGATTGTTCTACATCATCTGATTTTTCATTAAAATTATATAATGAATCATTCATAATATAATATTAAATATAATATTATATTAAAAATTTTACAAATAATTATAATTAAATGACTATAAAACATATTGTATTATGTGGAGGCGGACCTGTTGGGTTAGTATCTTATGGTGCAATTAAAAAACTTATGAACAATAATATTATAATTTATGAAAACATTAAATCTATTTATTCTACATCAATTGGTTGTTTTATTGCATTAATTTTTATCTTAAATTTAAAATTAGAATGGATTGATGATTTTCTTATAAAAAGACCATGGGAAAATTTAATAAATTTTTCATCTATTGATTATTTTAATTTATTTTTTACAAAAGGATTATGTGATGAAAATTTCTTTATTAATGTTCTTAAACCATTATTTTTAGCTGCCGATATTCCTATTACTATTACACTAAAAGAATTTTATGAAATTAATAAAATTGATTGGCATATTTTTACCTGTAATTTAAATAAATTTTCTAAAGTTGATTTAAATTATAAAACTTTTCCTAATTTAACAGTTATTGAAGCTATTAGTATGAGTTCATCTATACCTATTATGATTAAACCGCCATATTATAATGGTGAATACTATCTTGATGGGGGTTTATGTTGTAACTGTCCATTATATGATTGTTATTATAATGAAAAATGTAGTAAAAATGAAATTATCGTTTTTATTAATGAGAAATCTTCTTCTTCTACTTATTTATATAATAATATTGAAAATGATATTCAAAATGATTATAATAAAAATGATACATCTAATAATAACTTAAATGAAAATACAAATATTTTTTCATTTATTATTTACATTATAAGAACTATATTTAAAAAAATAATGATTATTGAAAATAATACTCTAATTACTATTAAAAATACTATTAATGTTAGTATTACTCCATATTCTTTTGATATCAATTTATGGTCTTATATTTTTTCCAATAAAGAAGAAAGAAAAAAACTTATTGAATTAGGAGAACTACTTGGTAGTGATTTCATTAGTTCACTTGAAAATAATGATATTTCGTTTAATTTAACTAATAATGATATTTCATTTAATTTAACTAATAATGATATTTCATTTAATTTAACTAATAATGATATTTCATTTAATTTAACTAATAATGATATTTCATTTGAAAATATTATAATTAAAATACTATCTGAATAATAATATTTATTTTATTGAATCTAAAAACTCTACTAAACTATCTTTTGTTACTTTGGCATCATAATCATATACTTTATTTTTATAAAGTAATTTTATAGTTGGATAACCATCCACATTATATTTATCTGCTATACTTTTATTTTCATCACAATTTACACTTGTTAAATTTATAGTATAATCTATACTTTTATTTTTATTATGTACATAGCTTTCAAATTTATTCCATTCTGGTTTAGCTTTTTTACAATATGGACACCACTCAGTATAAAAATACATTACTAAAATATCATCACTATTATCATCTTTATTTACAAATTCTTTATTTAATTTATGTTGAGTTATCATTGGTTTAATATACGAAACATATGTAAAATATGCTATTATTGCTGTTGTAAATAACCATAATATACCAAAAATTATTAATAATTTATTATTTGTTAAATTATTTAAATTTTCTTTCATTTGCAATAAAACTTTATCAATATTATTCATAATATATATATATTTAAAATATTTAATTTTTATTATCTATACTTAATATAATATGAATAAAACTTTAAAAAAAAAAACTTATACCAAAAAAGATTATATTAGTGGAGATGGCATGGTTACTACTACATGGGGACCTGCTATGTGGCATTATTTACATACTATTAGTTTTAATTATCCTACTAATCCTACAAAATTACAAAAAAATAAATACAAACAATTTATTTTAAATCTTCAATATACTTTACCATGTAAATATTGTCGAATTAATTTAGTAAATAATTTTAAAAAATATCCATTAAAAAATGAAATATTTAATGACAGAGATTCTTTCTCTCGTTATATTTATAATTTACATGAATTAATTAATAAAATGTTAGGAAAAAAATCTAATTTAACTTACTGCCAGGTTCGAGACAGATATGAAAATTTTAGATCTCGATGCACAATTGAAAAACCTAAAATATTTAACTTTACTAAAAAAAATAAAGAAAAAGGTTGCACCACCGCTCTATATGGCAATAAAGCTAAATGCGTTCTAAGTTTTGTTCCTGCTAATAAAAAATGTAAAACTATGAAAATTGATAAAAAATGCTTAAAGAAAAAAATTTATATTGATAAAAAATAAATATATATATATATATATATATCAATGCGTAGGACACGTAGTAATACAAATAATTTACCTAAAAAAAAAGTCCCAACTAGAAAATCAGTGTTTACTCATGAGTTATCATCAAATGAGAGGATGGAATTAGCCAAACGTATTGCGAGAATGCCAACGTCTCATTCTGGATCGACGCCATCACCGATCCCCATCCGACGGTCGGGACCGATCGGACTGAAGCTCGATAAAGAGGCAGTTGTGGCCGAGATGGAGAAACATAAAAAATGGAATTCCAAGAAGATTGATAAAAATACCAAAGCGTTTACACATCTAGCTTCTATTAAACATTTAGGTGAAAATCCCTTCCAGACTGGAGATGAGACACAATCGCATACAGCTTCAAATAAATCGCATACAGCTTCAAATAAATCTTATAATGGGGCTACAGGTAAAGCAACTAAACGTAAATATAGAAAATCAAAACCAAAAAAAAGAACAAAAACAGGCGGCAATAAACCTTCTTCTATTAATTTATTAAGAAAAACAAGAAAAAGAAAACAAAAAAAAAGAAGACCATGACCTTTTGCTTCAATAAATAATAGATTTCTGTATTCACAAATAGGTGGATGAGGAGAGTAAATTAAATCTAGTCTTCAAAAAATATAATAATACTTAAATGAAGAATTAAAGATAAATCTTGCAACCTTTAATTCTGAGAAAAAGTATATAATACTAAATAATATTTAGTTAATAATATTATTTAGTTATTTAATTTTTATTTATTTATGTTCCAAATGTTGAAAAATCTGATAAAATTGGTCTAGGTAATGAAGTGTTATCTAATCCCATTTCATAATTTGGAACTTTTTTACATTCGAAATTTGATGTATCTGGACATCTTCCACACGGAGGACACGGCGCCTGATTATTATTTGATGAATTTACATTATTATTACTATATTCACTAAAATTATTATTTGAATTTCCTGATTTTCTATTCATTCTTACATTACTTCCTTCATTTTCATCAACTTCTCCATTTTGAGCCATCATTCTATTTGCTTTACTATTTATACTATTAAAAATATTATTTGAACGATTTGAACCATTTAAACCATTTAAATCATTTAAACTATTTGAATCATTTGAACTATTCGAATCATTTGAACTATTCGAATCATTTGAACTATTCGAATCATTTGAACTATTTTTATTATTCACTTTTTCATTATCTTCATTATGATTTAAATTTGTTGTTTTACTCATCATTGGCGTTGTCCAAGGTCCAAATAATGTTTGTGAATATTCTAATGGGTTCATTGAATTTACTGGATTTACCAGTGGATTTGATGGATTATTCATTGCGGTTTCAAATGAACTATATAGTCCATTAAATGGAGTATTATATTGATTCATTAATATTGGATCCGATCCTGATAACATATATGGATTTATTTGTTGATTATGTAATGGAACATAATTTCCACTTTCATCTTTTATATATGATGGATATTGTGGATAAAATATTCCACCATGAACTCCTCCTAGTAAATTTGGCACATTTTGCATATTTGGCACATTTTGCATATTTGGCACATTTATATCTCCTATATTTACACTAGTATTACCTAACATTGCAGTATCTGGTCTATTTGTTGTTGTTGTTGTTGTTGGTATAGAAGTAGGGGTTAAAACTTGAGTTTGAGGTTTAATTTTTAATTCTCCATCTTGAATTAATGTTTTTACTCCATCACCATCTTTTTTATTTATTGTAATATTTAATACATTTCCTGATTTTGAATAAATTTTTGTATAATCATTATTTTTTATACCAATTAATACATTACCTAAATTATTATTTCCATTTGAGAGCCCTTCTTTTACATTATTACCAAATAATTTTGATAATAAATTTCCCATATTTCCAAATCCTTCTAAATTCGTAAATGGGTCGCTTAATATTAGCAAAGCTACATTACTATTTTGAATTTTTAAAGATTCTTCTTCTATCCCTGCATTTTTTAATGCATTATTAAATGTAGCTACATCTTTAAACATATTATCAAATAAGTTATTTTTTATAGTTTCAGTATTTTCCGACGGTACATTAATATCTATTCTTAGTAATAAAATTTCATTTTCACCCTCACCAGTAGGAATCATTGTTATTGTTATTTGGTCTTCAGTGATAGTTACCGAATTTACTCCATTAGGATCAATAATTGATGCTGTCTGAGCTATAACATTTTTTAAATTTGATTGTATTTCTGTATTTAGCGTATTACCTACTATACTAAATGTAGTCATCAAAGTTTTCATAGAAGTTTGTGATGCTGGTGTATTATCTGCCTGATCCATTAAATTTGCAGCTTGTTCTTCTGATGACAAACCTATGCCAGGGTTACTACCACCGCCACCTCCAGTACCAGTGCCAGTGCCAGTACCAGTTCCTGTGCCTGTGCCAGTGCCAGTGCCAGTGCCAGTGCCAGTTCCTGTGCCTGTGCCAGTGCCTGTGCCAGTGCCAGTGCCAGTTCCTGTGCCTGTGCCAGTGCCAGTTCCAGTTCCTGTGCCAGTACCAGTTCCTGTGCCAGTACCAGTT